TTCAGTGGGTCATCCGATTTATCAACAATATCCTGGAGCGGGCAAGGACTGCGCGCCCGGTATGAGCGGCGGAGCACGCGGAGCCAAGCGTTCACGTCGTGCACGTCGCTCTTCCAAGCGTTCACGTCGTTCTCTTCGTACACGCGGCGGATATCAATTGGAGGTCGCGCCATTTTCCACAGAGGTCATTACACAGGCTCCTCCCACGCCACAGGCTCCTCAAAAAGGCGGACGTTATGAGATTCAACCAGGATTTCTTTTGGATGGCGGTCGTGACATCGGTGCATCATCCTATGGACCGGTTTCTTCTATTGCCTGCGAGCGCGGATATGCCAATTCGCTCAATATGCATGGAGGTGCTTCCCTGGGCGGTGCAGACCTCGCCTATCATGCCCCCACCGCAGGACATGCCCCTCGTTTTGAGAGCCATCCTGGAGCAGTAGGTGGTCTCATGATTAATGTTCCCTATGACGCCCGCGCCATGAATCCCGCATGCACGACAACCGGCGGTAAACGCCGGTACAAGCGCGCGACACGTGGAAAACGAAATCAGCGTGGCGGTGCAAATTATGCCGATTCCTCTGCACCGTTTTCCCCATTGACGCTATCAGGTATCACCGGGCGCTCTGATTTTGACGGTTCTCAACGTATGCTTCCGATGAAATTCTAATTGGGTCTAAATAGAAGCATCGTATATTCTATCAGAATGGACCTTTTCGTAGATTCCCGTGACATGGTCCACATCCGTGTTCAACAGCGAAACGGACGAAAATGCATGACTCTCATTCATGGTCTTGCCGACGACCTCGACCTGAAAAAAATCATTCGCTATCTAAAAAAAGTATATTCCACCAACGGACACGTCACAGCCGATGCAAAACATGGAGATATTATTCAACTACAAGGCGACCAACGGAGAAATGTATATGATGCATTTATCGAATGGAAGGTATGCGAGAAAGAATGCCTTATGGTTCATGGTTCCTAAGAGTTCTGCTCTGCAAAATGGGAAAATAGATGTACGAAATTGAGAAATAACCCGATGCTTTCTGTCGGATAATCTGGTTGAATGCCGCGCTTCAACATGGTCATGCACGCTTGTTTGTTCTTCTTTATCACCTGGGTGTCGTACACCGTAAGAAGAGCAAAGACCGCTACACCAATGGTAGACAACCAAGGCTTTGCTGTCTTGGAATAATATAATGATAGAACAACGTGTGCAATAAGAAGTCCTACCAATGCCATAATAAGATATGGATAAAACCCGAGTGTATGCTGATTATCTATGAAGCCGAGAACCATCATACTCAGAAATACACCGGTCGTGAGCGCCAGAATTCGCACGATGTTTTGTTTGGTTTCGGGCTTCTGCACCAATGGTTGCACGGTTTGACCTATCCAGCCCGCAAATAGAACAAATAATACATAATGGAGTGGGCCGGGCGAGGTGTGATGAATTCCATATAGCAATCCTAATAGAATAACAACGTTTACACCAAACAGCAAAAAGGGAGAATGTAAATCTGTAAGGGATTTCATCACATTCACATATTCTGCACTGAGCGTGGCCAGACCCAATGCACCTCCCACATGGGCAAATACCTTTCCATAGTAATTCTCACACGACATCCTACCTTAGAGAATCAAATTCAATTTAATCCATTCTTTAATGGACTGGTGATATTTATTCAGAATCTGATTCAACCCGTTCATGTTGTGCATTTGATGATGTTCATTTTTTTCTTGTTGAATCAAAAATAATGTATGATACATCACTTGCAGAATATTTACATCATACACGGAAATAATACGCTCAAATACCTCGTCGATGTTCACTTTGTTTTTTTCCGCATCGACGATGTATTCATCCACTAGAATTCTATCATTATTGTACTCCAATAAATTCTTATACATTTGTATCACATGAATGACAGTATTTGCATCACATGCACTATATGTCTTGAATAGATTGTTGAGACCCTCTGTCGCCATCCTTGTGATGAGTTGATAGAGCTCGGCACTTACGGGACTTTGCTTGTTGGAAGCAGGATTGTACCATTTAATAAATCGCTTGATTACGGAATATAAAAAATAGAGGTCATCTTTGCGGTCAGAATGATACCATCGTGCTAGAGGCTGAATAAAGGTAGGTATTTGTACATATAAAATATTCTCCTGAATTTGCAATTTCGTTCCAATCGGGCAGATGCTTAAGAGTGCCAACTGAATCATCGCTTGTAGAGGCTCCAGAATCGTATCTATCTTGTCTTTTTGTCTACCGTGTGAAAATGCTTGATATAGCAACTGAAAGGAATGAACGGGCGGCGAGCTCATTCCTCGACTGACTACTCTATTGTTCAATTATTTTAGACCCCCTCAAAACGGAACAGAAACCCGTCTTCTTTTTGCTCTTCTGCTCGTTTTGGCTTATCCAAATGTTGGAAGGTGTATTGACACTCTTTATAGAAACGCTGGCGAATCCACCATCTTCGGCGATGACACTCATGAGAGTCGATAATATCAATGATATGAGGGGCCACTTTCCGCTCTTCTATTCTCTGTCGGAAAATTCGCCCCGTTGATTGTTGAACATTCTTTCGCGGTGTGGCTAGAATGACTGTATTCAGCTTCTTTACGGAAAATGCCTCACTGGCCATTTGATACGTTGCGAGTAACACCTGGCACGTCTCTGCATTCTGGTCCAGAATGGTCTGTTTCATTCCTCCAATGTAATATCCATGTAGAAACGTTGTCTTCTTTAGCTCTTTTTCAAACCATTCTAGTTGTGAAATACGGTCGCTTAGTATAAGAATAAATCGCTGAGGGTCCCTCGCATAATCCATGAGAAGCGCAAGTATCTTCTGATTCCGCGGCTCAAACTCGGCCACTTGATTTAATAGTTTTGCAGTCACGGTTTCCCCCCTTGTATTTACAGGTATCTCCTTATAGTGAGGGTCTTCTGAATCAAACCATATCGCTTTGACTACTGCTTCCTTATCAGGTGCACGAAGAGTATTTTTATAAACAGGTTCTCCCAGAAATGCTTCAAATACACAGGTCAATCCATCTTCACGGTCCGGTGTTGCAGAAAGACCCAGCATCCATCGTGTTTGTATCTTACGAAGCGCGTTGCAGAAGTAGGCTGCCCCCAAATGGTGACATTCGTCGAAAATCGTAAATCCATATTGGTCAAAGAATCCATTAGGAAATTCGCGACGGCAAATGGTCTGAATCATACAAATGGTGATATCGTATTTCTCTGCATCCATTTGAACTTTATTGGCTTGAAGGATTCCCACTCGCGCACCTTGGATAAAGTTCTCAATTTCAGCCTTCCATTGATTCATCAGAAACTCCTTGTCCACGATAATCAAGAAACGACGTTTGAGTTGAACAGCAAGATTCAGCGCCATAAATGTTTTACCATATCCACACGGGACGCAAATTAGACCATTCGACCCTTTCTCACGGAACGTTTGCATAATTTCATTCTGAAAATCGTGTGGAGGGAAGGTGGTTCGGAAGGATATGTCGGAGGGAAGAGGAAGCCCCTCTGACACGATGTTCGCTTCCGGTTCTCCAAAGTGTTTGATACCCCAGTGTCTCGGAACATAATACCGAGTACTTGATTCATAATAAATTGGAAAGGACGGGGTGATGCTCTGGAATTTGTCGAGCACTTTCGGCTTCATCGTCAACTCCGAACGCAAATGATTGGTTTGTAGCGCTGTTAAGGAAGATTTCAACAATGCATACCCTTTGGAGGTAAGGACACGAGACATCTCCTGAACCGACATCGTGATATGTCCTTCTACTTTCGTTTGGGGTCAATTTTATAAGCATACTACAGAGGAATGAATCCGACTGAATTCATCTATTTTGTAGTCCTTATGGGAATAGTGGTCTCCGCGCCCTATCTTCCCACATCCTTGTTATTATGGCTGGACCATCTTGTGATACGAATCGCAGTTATCGTGGTATTACTGTATACCATGAATCTGGGATATTCTGTTGGATTATTTGTATTTCTCGCCATCGCCATTCTATTTCTCGAGCGGAATCGGCGAAAGGTAGAAGTTGCCCTTCAAGCGCTAGATGCGATGGAAGTACCTGTACACCCGCAAGCGACCGTGGAAGAGGCCCATACAGAACAGACCACTGTTCCTGTTCGTTTGTTCGATACGCCTGATACGGAAGAGGTCGCCTATCTCCCTCAAGCAGAGCATGCCTCGGCCGAGTTTGAACCCGTTGCTCCTTCTCTCAATCAAAAATCAGTACTGGCAACCATTTATGCAACCGGTTCAGCGGCGGCCTCTCAACACTTCTACGAACAAATGGGGTTTGGTCATATCTTGTAATTATAGTTGAACATCCGATTGCTGCAACGTTTGGTCTATATAAAATGCCTTTGCTACTTCCGCTATCGCAATATTCTTCGACATATCCATTCCACTATCTCTCCAGTTAGGTTTCGTGGCATCCATCGAACGTTCCATCGATTTACGAGTATAGGCAACACGATGAATTCCTGAAGGGTCGGTGAAGGAGATGGATACAAGAACGGGTGTATTAGGTTGATTCTGAATTAATGATGTAGTACATTGATTTCCAAAGCACGTCGTCTCCTCCAAATCCTTTTGATTCATACAACTGTCCACCGCATTCACGTTACTGTCTGTGGTGGAATAGATGACGCATTTCGGCTGCGTATCCAATTTAGGCCCCGTCATGGTTCCATTCAACGGGCCCTTTGTGCACCCCTTTTTCTTTCCATCTTCAAAATACGATGGCATAGATGGAGGGCACTGCGAGGATTTCTCCTTATACTCTGCCTGAAGGACGGATGCACACGATGGCATGTTTGATTTAGTGCCATTCAACAGACAGGGGTGAGAACTAATGCATTGATTGGACACAACATCACCATCACAACATACGGTGGAACCGTCGGATGAATGTACAATTTTATAGGAACTTGGGCAGGCAAGAAGGGTAGGTGCATCTTCAAATGGCTCGTCTGTTGGTGCATTGCGGCGTATCATCATGAGCATGATGATGATACCAATCAATAATACGATAAGCTCCCCCCACATTCTACTATTCATCGGATATTTTGGCAACCGCAGTGCCAATCGCTAGTGCAATGATTCCAAATACCGCGACACTTCCTACCACGATACCAATATCCGTCCAATCTATTTCAGAGCTCGATGAAGAGCTTACCTGTATACTACCTCGTGAGCTCGCTCCTGATGTTGCCCCTCCGCGCAAGGCATCTTGTAGGGTGGGGCATTGTGATAGTGGAATATTTCTATCGGGGTCCGATAATTGGCTAATCGGTACACATTTGTATTGCGGAATCGTGGAACATGATGGCTGTGATGGATTCGTAAATCCCTCTTTTCGTGACTGATTCGTCCGTTGTGGTGGTTTCGTAAAATACTCAAACCGGTGTCTGAATTCTTCCGTACACGTTGACAACTGTGAGAGATACAGGTTACCTTTCTGCGATGTAGAAGAAGCCAGTACAGTAGCATCACCTCCACGAAGTGATGCATGCAATTGATATGGAATCAGGTTTTGACCAAGTTGTGTGAGCAATTGTTGATAATTCGGAGATGTCATATGGATTCCCGTTGGAAAGACGACAACATAGAGTGAATGAGATGTTTTCTGCAAACGACTATCTATGGTTTCAAAGCAAGTCTTATATCCGATAGACTTCTGGGTCTGGTCGCCATCGTTCTCATAAAAGATGGATTCCAATGTCGGAACCAATGATGTTTTCGTTTTAGCACTTCCACTGCATGTTTTTGGATTGGCGCGGTCAATGGTTCCCGTTGTAAAGGATGCCGAACCCTGAACAATGGATGGCGTAGAGGATGTCATGGTACATTGCCCATTTCCAAACATATACGCTACACAATTTGGGTCGTTACAGCATGTCTTGACACACGAGTTCCATGTAGCATTTCCGATAACCGTATCCTGATTGGATGTGGCAAACTGATATCCGGACTGTTTGGTATAATTGCATGCGGCGAGTGAGTCATCAATTAATTGGTTCAAATAAGCATCATGGCTGGATGAACCCGAATCATAGATGGGGACACACATCAGGATTCCTGCAAGACCGGATGCGGAAGTATTCGCATGATAGGTCAATACCAGTTCCGCCACAGGCTCTTCGGTTTGTCCAGGAAATCGGTACCCTTTATGCGCGACAGAAGTAATTTGCACATCCACCATAGTAAACCGATTGGCACGATAGGTGCATGTATTTCTATTTGATTCGTCAATGGTATTTCCCATTAGACTAGGAAATGTGGTACGAGGCGAAAACGAAATGGAAAATGGGTAAGTGTCCACGCGGATTCCGCTTCCATTCGGTCCATTGGGTGGATTCATGATATCCGATGTAGAAATGGTGCCGCCTATCAATTGGACCAAGCCACGATTTCGGTCAGGCGGACATGACATCTGAATGTCTCTAGAAAAGAGAAAGGTTCTTATTTATGCACTTCCTGGAAGAAGAGATAGATACGTGCTAGAAAGATACCGTACATGGTGATAACCCATGTCAAAGAGTCTCTCTGCTGCGCGTTTGGCACGATAATCTCCGTTGGAATACACAAGAATAGAAGTGGTGGGCGGGACAGGGATTTCCTTTTCCAAACGGTCTAGTGAAATGGGAATCGAATTCGGATAATATCCTAGCTCCTCGCGCTCTTTTAACGTACGCACATCGATAATAAGACCGAATCGCTGAGCACGCACATCCTTTGGCTCGATTTCAAGATGCGGGCTGCGGTGTGATTCCACATTTTCATACACCACATACATCACGATTGCCAGAACAATAAGTGCACTTAGTATGGTATACGATGCGTTCATGTCTATATCATTCCAGGAATATATTTGGGTCCATCCAGTTGATATACCTGAGTCTTTCCTTCGGTTCCCAATGCATCAATACGCACCGATTCACCTGACATGATTTCCTGGCATCCAACATCTCCCATGCAGTCGCGCTTTTGGAATCGGACCGGTACAGGGACCGGATTATAGGTATCGGTACGCGTATAATAATTCCATCGGTCACGACTTCCCGCCGTTCGTCTGCCATAGAGCGGCAACACTTGACTACCTGCCTGGATGATACCGATGGATTGGAAGGAATCAGGAAGGCCCTGTGTCGGAATGTTGATAGGGAGAGATGTAAGGCCTCCACGAGGAGGGAACTCAGGTGTGCTCCATGCATCCCTTAATGGCTGAGGGGCGCGGTCATACCGCGAATCACCCTGTGAGATAACTTGTGCGGGTGCCTGAGAGGGCATAATAATAGTAGGATGGGTCGCTGGGGATTTCATAAGGTAAATCACGATAAAGAAAAAGAGAAGAGCAACCCCCAGTACTAGAAGAATTCCCTCTGACATGCAAAATACACCTGGTGGACAGGATGCGCGAACCATACTCTATCGTATCATCATACTTTGATTTCGGTTGAATACAACGTGGTCAAAGCAATATGTTCAAAAAATAGAATTACAACAGTGAAACTTTTCCACCATTGTTAAACATGGAGCCAAAGGTTTGCAGAAGCTGCTGACCTTCTTGGAGGGCAGGGCGCATCTCATTAAGCATGGAAATCAGATTCTTTTGGGTATCGACCAGGCTCTTGGTATCCTTCGTCATGTTACCAATCGTAGAAGGGTCAAAGGACTCCATGGCCTTCATAATCGTTTTTCCCGCATCCAATTTTGCCCCTGATGAATTCTCAGATGGCATCTGACCTTTCTTGAATAGCGCACCCGTTGCAGATTTGATTTCCTCCTCTTCTGAATGATTCGGAGAATCGCTAATGGCCTTTGTAACGGCATCCGCCTGACGCTCATCCACTTGATTCACGGTTTGTGATGTGGAGGCAGACGAACTATCCGATGCGGCACCCTCTTTCGGGGCATTTGGCTGAATGTCCTCAAATCCCTCAATCGCAGAATCATACACGCCTGACGGACCCTTCTTCACCGGCAAAGAGCCTTTGTGCTCGATGCTGCGAATCCGCTCTGCAATTTCCTCGCTCGGATTCTGAAATGGCTCAAACTGTTGCAGATATCGCTTCAGATAAAAGATGTAAAACAAGACAAACAACACGGTTCCAGCGGCAATGAGCTCAAATGGCTCTACAAAGGCGGCGATAAGGAGTGCTACTGCAGAACACAGTAAAAGTCCCGTTAATCCACCATACACGAGTGTATAGAGCGCCGTTAACACCATGATTCCCAATGACAGCTGATGGGTAGTATGATTGAAGTTCATTTCTCTACTTCACAGGTAACTTTTTATTACATCATAAGTGGAACTAGAACTTTCTGAATGAGCCAAAATAGAAATCCTCCAATCGCCGACTTGAGAGCAAGGCCAATCGTAGTTACATCACCATTCATTTGGATGAGTGACGGAATATAGTGACCAATCAGAACATTTAGAACCGGCAGGCTTACGAGGAAAATAATGATGGCCACGAGAATGGGCTGTTTGACCTGGGACAGAATATCGGAATAAAGATTGCCACGAGTGGGCTCCATCAATGTAGGTTGCGGTGCCATCTGTGGCATGACACTCGCGTACTGGGAACCACCATGAGAGTAACTCGGCGCGTGCATCATATTGGCAAAGTCCGCACTGGAGGGGTATTCCTTTCCAATCATATGTGCCGTTGCAGTAGCTGGGTCCGACGCCATCGGATACGTGCTATTGGGATTGGGTGCCTGAATCATGCGGTTGCCATTACCGGAAGGCGGAGGTGGAGCAGACATGACCGGATTAGAAGAACTCGGCATGTTCATGTCGGCCAAAATCTTATTCACCAAATCATCATCCTTATTGTGAAGCACCGGGGCTTTACCATCAAGGTCACTGAGTAGTGTACCTGCACTCGCCATATCTTATGAAAATGATAGAAATCCTAACGGGCAAACTAGTCGCGGGAGAAGATGGGTGTGGCGCGTTTGGAAAATGCCGCAGAGTGATTCTCTTCTGCGGGCGGTTCACGAAAGGCCTCAATGGCCCCCGATGTGGGGCAAGGCACTGGTTTGGTTTTGAACTCATAGCATGTATCCCCTCCGATACGATACACATATTGGTCAAAATCCTTTTCGGTAGGCGCCTTTTTGATTTTGCATTCTTCTCCCTTGCACATCGGACGTATGATACAGATGATTCCTAGCCCTAGTAAAAAACTAAAGGCTGGATGGAATCGGTCATCACGTAATAGCTTTAAAAGTGTCATCTGCTTATCGTCATTATATTTTCTATGTATCCATCAAGATGATAAAACACATACAAATCATTCCACTTATTATTGGGTTAGTCGTTGGCGTCATTGCCGTTCTATGTGTCAATCCAGATAAGGATGTCATTCGTCAGTATCCACATCCAGATAACGTAGATAAGCTGGTATACAAGGATAATAATGGTGTGTGTTATCGTTATCTCGCGAATAAAGTTGATTGTGACAAGAATGAGTCAAAATTAAAGGATTTTCCGCTCAGTAAATAAATTATTGCGGAAGAGTACCCATTCTCGGGCGACGACGAGCGGCCGGCGCAGCAGGTGCAGCGGGAAGCTCTAAGGGTTCAGCCTGTATTGCCGATGCAGCAGGAAGTTCTAAGGGCGCTACAGATTCAGAAGGAAGTTCTAAGGGAGCAGCAGGTTCAGCAGGACGCTCCGAGGGTGCAATTTCTACCACAGCTACCTCAGATGGTGCGGTAGGAAGTTTTCCCATTTTCTTTTTCGGTCGTGGCAACGCGGATGCTTCAGGGAGCTTTGCGATAGGTTCTTCAGGGGGCTTGATGTCTTTCTCCTTTTCCTCTTTTACCTCCTCTGCATCCGTTTTCGCCTGTTCGGACTGTATGATGTTTTCACGAATGAGCATTAAGGCTCGTCCTAGCCAATTTTTCTTCCATGTTGCCGGCTGCTTTGCAGTCGGTGCATTCGCGGCCATACCAATTCCGATTTTATCATCATCGGGTTCAATGGCCCCCAGAGGCGAAGGGTCCGTTTCTTTCAAGCGCTGCGCCAGTTCAGGATGCTGTGTAAACTTAACCATGGATACTTTTCCCACCCATTTTTTGAGTTTCTTATTCCATTCTTCTTGTTCTTCCACAGGGACATCCTTCACAGAATAGGTCAATGCTTCAGGTTGTTCCGTTTGTATAATTCGCTTGTAATTCTCTTCGTCCTTGAATTCCATGGCCATGTGAGCCAGTAAGGCATGGCGTGCGGTAGGATAGGATATCAGTTGCTTCTTATCATTCTTTATCTGAATAAGCGATTTGAAGTTCAGCGACATAAATCCATAGGGCTGCTCACCATCTGTGTCCGAAAAGAGAATGGGGTCCGTTGGAATTATCGCTCGGGCCTCGGCCACACCAATATGAGGTTGTGCACCTGCATCCGCAATTCGGACATACGATGCCTGTAATTCATACGGACGATGTTGCAATATCGCAATGGAATAGGGGTATTTTCGTATTTCATTTGGTTGACTTTCGTCCATTGTCCGAATTACCACATTCTCTTCTTTCTCCACATACTGAAGCGGAAAACGAGCGCGCTGAAGCATAATGTCCGCGCGCTGTACGGCTCGATTGCATTCCAGTACGGTTTCATCCGACCTTTCTGGACGATGGTATTCCTGATGCAGCCGAATGCGCGCTTGTTGATACATATCAGTTGCTTCCGCGATAGCACGATTCCTTTTTTCATCCATCTCTTTCCATTCCTCTGCATTGGGTGCACGGTACGTCGGAAGAACATGAGTACGAAGTACTGCTCCGCTTTTGTCACGTTCTTCCAGATTTCCTTCAGGGCTGTATGGAAATCGGTCACGTTTATTCAGCTTGACGCGCCCTTTATAAAAGGACCGAAGGGCGTCCGACCGTGACATCTACTCTACTCCTTCAATTTGATGAATGATATGACACATGCGCAGAACGAACATTAACTAATTTCTGATATGGAGTAGTCATGTCGCAATCCTACACGTTTGCGTTTGCATTGTTAGCCGGTATCGTACTCTTTCTGATAACCATCATGCTCTTTGCCTTTTCATCGACGATTGAATCCATTCTGAATGTACCCATTACTAGCCTCCTATGGGTTATCATTCCTGTCCTCTCTTATTCCATTGCACTCGGTATGATGATGCTTTCGCAATATAGCATTTGTCAAAAAACAGATTTCGAGAAATCATTATTGGCATCCATACCATCCGCTGTCGCAAGTTTGGTGGCACTCGTGGTAGCTTCCTTTGAATGGTTTCGCAATCCAATTGCATCCGTGTTTTCTTATTTTATGATAAAGGAATCGGACTTGTACCCCTCTACCAATGCCACATCGTGTTGCAATCGTAAACCTCTTACGGTCAAGCGCGTAGAATCATTTAAAACGAAAGAAGCGAATACAGGCGATATCATTAAGGGAATATCGTATGGATTTTACTTGTTCTTCTCCATGTTGTTTTCGATTGTGATTGGAGTGGGTAAGGCATCGATTTGCTAGATAGGTGTAGATTCCGAGCAGGGTTACTCTTCCATCCGATGATAGATAAGATTGGGGATATCACGTCCTAGATAGACATACTTGGGAATATCGGAGGAGTTCGGGTCCAAAATATAATATCCACTTTTCATGTCCAAATCGGACTTGGGCTTCCTTTTGATAGAATTCATAGATGTAGTGGATACTTGTTCTGGTTCAATATTCTGATTTGGAACCGTAATGTCAGGGCTGGATTTGATTCCACCGAGGCCCGTATGGCTTGCCACAATCAGAATCAAAAGATAGGATAGAATCGCCCATAGAATGGAAAAGAGCCAGAAGGGCATCCAGGTATATTTCATCTTAGAACGCCCTAATCCAAACTCCTTCCATACACCATCGGGTGTAAACATCAATTCTGGTTTTATCATTAATACAATGGATACCCCCAACAGATAGAGTAATCCCGCATAGATAAGAAGGGACATTCCTTATTGTGAGTACTAGAAAAAAGGGGAGGAATCACGCATCGTCTGCGTTCAACTGCTCATGGTCGTATCCTCCTTCTCCATATTCGTTGTTGTCTACCTGGAATCCCATTTCATCCACTTCATACGATTCTTCCATACCGGGAAATTCGTTCATTCCCATTTCTAGACGCTGGCGGCTTTCTCTATCAAAATGTTCCTTATCGTATGCATAAATTGCCTTGGTTCCTCCAATGGCCCATTTACCCAAGCCTCGGCGTTTATTGATGAGTTCCACTTGCTTTTCCTCTTCTGATTTTTCATCAAACGATTTAATAATACTAACACGCTCTTTTTCATTGCGTACTGCAATAAGATATTTGATTTTTGCATCATCATATGCTAAACTCTCTTTGTTATATTTCTCCAACTGTTTGCTCACCATATCAACGAGGAATGGTATCGATGCATCGGCCGGCCCATCTAATGATACATCTAGTGCAGATTGGCGCTCATCTAGAAGCATAGAAAGAGGTCCAAACAATATGGCGCGCTGAAGGGATTGCAAAATAATCCGCCCTCCTGGGATTTGATGCGGGCGAATTCGGTGCATAAAAGGAAGAATGGTGGATAACTGGGAGAGATAAAACTCCACTTTTGCGCGGGCAAACGGTAACATAGGCCGTCCCTCATCATCCCGTAATTTTTCGCGCTTTTTATCGGTAATCCTGATTTCTGCTTTCAGCATAGGCTCTAGATATTTTTTAACGTGTTCCTCGGATAATTCGCGTTGCAATTCAATCGGAACAACCAGTGACTCGCCTGCAAAATTCGATATTATTCGTTGAAAAGGAATCATAAAATAATTTTGTATAACCTTGCAACAATCTGCCCACGGTAAAGCGGCGATATCGGCAAGAATACCCGTTTGATTGGAAATATATTTTCTAGAATACAAAAACTCCATGCGCGGTTGTGTATTCGTGGTTAATGACGCCACAAGATTTACAATGGATTTGCGTTCTACCGAGCTCAATGTTTCTTCAGGGCGATGAAGTTGTGAAATTCCTTCCCGCGATAGCCCCTCCAGAATAGTGAGTATATCTGATTTCCATTCTGGAATGGGCGCGGGTTCTATCGTAGACAACTGGTTCATAATGATACGTAATGAGGTAGGCAATGCAATCGGCTTCTGCTTTACCTGATTGACTAGGTGAATGGTATCCAGCAAATCCGTGAATTCCTCTGTGTTGGTATCTACACCGTTTAGAATCTGACGACCCTCTGTATTGATATCCATAATGGATGGATGGGTACTGAATTGCAATCCGCACCAGATGCATTCATTGGTTAGACCTACATGATGCGGATGACCAATATTGTCCCCTTTAAAGCAGTATTTCAAAAATAGACGATAATACAAATCTTTATTTGCCTCGGTAACACCTGTATCTTGCGCTCGTGGATAAAATTCGGTCAGTAAAAATGTTCCCTGGCGATGGGGAGAAAAGGCGCGAAGTGGTATGCGCGGAAGCTCCGCGCGTTCCCAGAATGTACCAGGTTCTACAAGTGGAGTCGTGCAGCACGATGTTTCTGAATAGGGGTTGTTCTTTACCAATTGTGCCGTCTCTCTTGCAACATGATGCGCCTGGCGAATCCAAAAACGTACAAGAGCATGCTGACCTGCATTTCCCATCTGTGCCACCACCTCAGGCTGAATCACATCCTTTGCGGCATCCTCTGCAGAGAGGACCATTTGTTCAGGCAAAAATGTGGGTGGAATGACATCCTTTGGCATTTCTTTTTCTTCAGAAGCATTCTCATATTTTGAAAGATAGATACGCTTTTGAGATAAATTAGACTGAACAATATCATCCTTTGTCACACGTGCTATCATTTTATTCATGTATTTCTCAATGCTGGTGCGGCGGCGCTCCATATCCACTTCCTTCTGAAATGCATTCGCCCATACCGACTCCTCTTCATCCTCTATGAACGATACCGCGCAGGCAAGATATTGAATTCCCTGTACGCCCTCTTCTTCCAATGGTATTCCGCCAAATCCAGGAGAAGAGCAATCTGTTAACGGATACCGAAGACGATACGATGGTATGGCTGTCTGAATCTCCAATAAAAGAAACACAGCACATGATGTGATAATCTCACGCGATTTTGCTTGAAGATAGGGTGGATGACGCTCACTTGATGCAGCAATCGCCCTGTTATAATCCTCTTCATTTGCAAATTTGGAGATGCGTTTCATCATGGCACGAATCACATTTTGGTATCCGCTTTTGGTAAGTGTAATACCGACTACTACGACAAGACGATGAAGGATGTCAAAATAATCTAGCTCCTTTGAGCGAAGACCTAGAGACTCCTTAAAGGACGGTTCACCAGATTCGTCTAGCATAGATTGAAGAGATTCATCAAATTCAGCCTCTTTGTCAATCAGAACCGCATTACCCGATTTGGGACGCCCGTTATCATCAAACTCAATATTTTGGTCAAAATCTAATTCACGCATGACTTGTCCGCAATTCCTGCAGATGTATTTTCCTTGGAATTGCCCTCCTGAAAATGATAAAATGATTTCCTTTTCAATGATATCTTTCTCTTTCGGGTTCATGTAGGCACGAAGCTGTAATCGTTCATGCAAACAGAGAAAATGCTCCTCGCATACATTACAGTTAATCCAGTTCAGGTCTTTGGCACCCTGATAGGTACGAAATACTTTGATGAGCTCTTGAAATCGCTCTGCATCGTTCCGTATTTTACGAATACTAACAAGGTCTGATACATGATGACATGCGTTTTTACGGGGGATTTCTACAGGTTCGTTCTTTTCAGCTAGATGATTGATGCGCAATTGTTCGAAATATTGGTCGCGCATGGAGTCATGATACGCTAGGAGAGTGCGTTTTGATTCCTTTCCTGCGGCCACCTGGAAATAATTTGAAAAATGCTTCAGCAAATAGGACACTTTTCCAATATCCGATGTTGCCAGAGAGATGTTCGTTTCCTCATAATACTTCAGAGCGTCAGCAAGAACGGGCTGGCTCTTGATATCCGTTAAAAAGGAGGGGTCAATCAAGAATGGATTTGGTTCAACTGGAATCGGTGCGGTTTCCTTCAGAGTTTTTCGCATAGCATTTAGCGTATTTGTAAAATGGGATTGGTATCCTTGAATTTTACCTTGAAGAACCGAATAGAGTTCTTCATTGAGTTCCATGCGGTCCAGTCCATATTGCGCAAGGAAGGGGATGGTATCTCCGATTCCGAGTGCGGGAATCGTCAGACGGTCCATATAAGAAGCAATGGGAACGGTATTCAAAATATGCTCTTTCATTTCAAATTGAATCGCCTGATTGGGACGGCTTTCATCGCTTGTTTTCATAGGACTTCCAATCTCTTGAAGAATCATTTTCATGGTTTTGGGTGGAAGTTGACTGCGACCACTATCTGTCGCAAGATGATAGGTGCGAGTGGTTCCTAGTGTATTCGCAACGGATGGAGGGAATAGAACATAATGCTCTAATGGAGCAGACTCTTCCGCCAACCAGGTTTCTCTCTTTCTGTCTATTCCTTTGCGATAGGTCGTGGACAAAGCGCGTTCTAATCCAAATGGAATTCGGTACAATATAGGCATACCATCTTTGGCCTGATTGGGAGTGTATCCTGGAAGGGTGAACTCACTTGGGTCATCTATCGATTCAGGGACACTTGTGCGGAAAAAGTCCGTATCCTGTAATGCACTCCACATTGTATTGGTTCGTGGAAGAGACCTCCAAGGTGCTCCATATTGCTCCAAAAAAGCTCGGAAATTATACCACAATTTTTTGGGAGATTCACTCGAACCTGATACCTGATCCGATACAAGCTTGGAAGAAATCGTCATTCGTTCTATTTCCTCTTTAAAATCCTCAAACCATATCTCATCTGTGAATTCCTTCTCTTCTTCTACGCCAACGATATATTCCTTCTTTGAGATTCTTAAAACGGGTCTTCCAAGAGGAATGGTTTGATGCTCAATTAATTCAATTAATGTGTTCAGGGATACATTGGCCGGCCCTTCTAGTTGCCCTGATTTGTCATATTTCATCGTGGCCTTTTGAAGTTCATAAAGAGTATCAACTAAGATACGAACATGGCGTAGGGCATGCGGGTCCTTTTGAAGGACAGTATCAAGTCCATACAGAAAATCATTAAGTGCAGAGATTCGCTGGATATCTTCTGGAATACGTTGCTCATAGGATTCCGCTTCTTCATAGACTTTGGGGCGTGTAATTTGAACAACACCCAACTGCTCTACTTCGGGCTCTTCCTCTTCCTCTTCCTCTTCCTCCTCTTCCTCTACGTATTTGGATTCCATCTCTTCTTCTGAGATGGGTGCACGCGATGGTGTAACATGGATGGTGGTAAAGGGTGCATCCAGTGGGATTCCTTCGTATTTGCATACAATAACCTCTGGTTCTTCCTCCTCATCTAGTCGTTGAATGGTAAATGTATCTTTTTCTGTATTTACATCTACAATGCGATAGGATTGATAGAGCTCTCCGTCTTTCTGATATGCATTGAATTCCTGTTGAACACGGAGATTGTGCTGTTCCACAAATGCAGCTTTTTTGCGCTTCTCGATGATATACGCTTCTGTCACATGATACTCCTCTTCAAACTCTTCTCCATCCTCCGTTTCCTTCATTTCAAAATCATAGACAATCTTTGATGTATCATCCGAACGACTACGAAGTAAGCTGTCAGGGCGAACACGAATCAATGTATCGCTTCGGTAATATACTGTTCCAATGGTTTGGCCATATTTGGATTGAAGATAGATTCGGTCACCCAATTGAATAAATAGCATGGGGTCTTTTTCCGTCGACGCCTTGGCAGTTGCAATTTGAATGGAGTCAGTATGCTCTACAAATGCGGGTTCCAACGAAGTATCCTCCAATGAAGCGTCCTCTAACGGAATATCATCTGATGCGGGTGCATCAGAATCCTCCGCGGAAGGTATCATATCCGCCGACACTTCTTCCGCATCTGGGACTAGTTTCTGTTCTTCTTCGTCAGGCGAAGACATGTTCCCTATCTTTTACTGGAGATTCTATTGGACGATAAAACACTTCAACGGTCGCATAATATAAAGGGGTCATCCGATGGTTGGATAGCACAATGTCATTCGATAGTACCGTATTCAAGGACTTGATGGAACGATTTCCTACTTGGAATCAGTTGGAGGAGTTTTTGGAATCGGAAGAGGGCGGTCTTTTTCGCGTGGTGGACCAGACAGATGACCTGCGTCTGATTCGTTATGAAAAAGGAGTGACTAACATGGAACTTCCTCATAGTGCATGGTTTCGTTCAGTTGTATGGAATGCCGTAACACATCGTCCTGTATGTGTAGCACCTCCTAAGACAACATCAACCGACCTTCCAATTTCTGATTGGAGTGAAATGACGGATAGGAACCTGTATGCACAACCATGGTTAGACGGATTTATGATAAATGCATTCAAATGTGTAGGCGACGATGCCTTACATATTACCAGTCGTTCACGTCTGGATGCATCCGGACGCTTTTATTCTGCAAAGACATTTCGGCACTTGTTTATTGAATCATATACAGGCTATAAGACACAAGTGAATGATGAAATAGAAAGGATTATCCAAGGAGAAGCAAAAAACTTTCCATCGCCCGATGCATCACGTGGAGAAACCGTTGTATTTGTTAGTTTTGTTGTGCAACATACGGAACATCGCAATGTGTTACCTGTGGAAGAGAATCGCTTATGGGTCGTTCATCAGGGTACAGTCTATGAAGATGGGACCATTCGCATTCAAGATTCTCCACCGGCTCCTCCCCTTACGCGCTGGAACCAGATAGAGTCTCTTCCTCTTCCTTCTTCTGGATGCATTACATCATGGATGCAAGAACAGTTTCAAACATGTCCGCAAGCGGTATCCGGTATCGTCATAAAAGATACGCAGGGTCAGCGCTGGAAGGTGGCATCGGATGCGTTTCGCATGGTTCAGTCACTTCGCGGAAATACACCGCATTCATTGGAACGATTTGTACAACTATATGCTCAGAATATGGTACCAATGTACTTACAATATTATCCAGAAGATTACATTTCCTTTTCGCTTCATCATGAATGCATGAACGAATTAGTAAAACAATTGTACCAGGAATATCGGAATCTGCATGTGTATCATTCGGTATCGCTCACCGATGTGGACAAGATGTTTCATCCACATTTGTATGCCATTCACGGTCATTACTTGACACATCTTCGTCCTGTAAAAGGAAAGATATCCGCAAATGATGTGTATGATTATCTTCGGAAACAGCCATGGCAGCGCGTGTCCTTTCTGTTGCATCGGATGGAAGATGAATATTTTGAGAATATCAAGAATACATTGGAGAGTTCTGTTTCATTTTTGTGAGATGAAGATAGAACCATGTCTTCTGTTCGTTCCAGTGCATCCAAGCAGGCCGCTCGCCAATATGTTGCCGCGTCAGTCTTTCACAATGATTTCTTCTCTTACACGGTATCCAAAAATGTCTTTACGAACGTGACAACCGGTATCTTGGCGGCTCCGATTGCGGGAGCGAATGCGTTGAACTGCCCTGCCGGCCGCATTCTTCGTGAAAGTGGAAAGAAGTTGTACCCTGGCGTACATCCAGGCGTGTCAACCTACATGGTGGGTGTTATTGATTCGGTCACATTCTTGGCAGGTTACATTGACCCCAACTCGCCCATTTTTGCCGTTTCCAACAACGACATTCCAGCGGTATTTGCGAATGGAGTAGACCCGGGTCCAGGTGGCCTGGCGGATGAGGGTCAACCCGTGTTTACGAACGGTCGCATTGTGGCGGCGGGTGATGCGGTGATTGGCGGCAGCGCTGTCATTAGTGGAAACGAGAGTGTAACTGGCACCATTGTGGCCAATGGACAAATTCGTTGTGTGGGTCCAACGGGTGCACGTGTAGCAGTAAACGGTGCACAAGCAAACATTGCTATCGATGCACGTCAAGGTTCTTTTGTATTTATTAGTGGAAATGGTGACAATACATTAACCGTCACCAATTTTTCATTTGGCGATCGCTTGTTTATTCAACTCACTGGAACAGGTAACGTTCGATTTTCTACGGGTTTTGGTACAGCAACAGATACCATGACTACACCGATTGCAAAAAATTCCATGATGTTTTCCTTTGTTTGTGATGGTGCGCATATGTTGCAGGTGGCAGAATCGTCGTGGGGTTATGTGCATTAAATGTTTATTTCTATTTTACACGTACTCCTTTTGAATCAAATATCCAGAATTCAAACTCATATCCGTTTTCCCGTGCCGCTGCCGCTTTGATTTGATTCTTTTCTTCTTCTTTCTGATAGGTCCATGTCGATTTTACCTCAATGATGAGATTCTTATGAGGTATGTATAGGTCTGGAAAGTAGTACTTTGATTCTCCATTGCGATGTTTGGATTTATAAAAGGGCTTAAAAATGCATAGTCCTATTTTATTAGATGACGTCATATGCCATTGGAGTGGATTTAGGAACCACGACCGTGGCACTAGGTTTCTTCCGTAATGACCGTGTAGAAATCATTCCTACTGATACAGGTGGTCGAACATTCCCTTCTTATGTAGCCTTCACGGACACGGAACGTCTCATTGGAGACGGCGCAAAGAATCAAATTGCATCCAATCCTCAAAATACAGTTTTTGATGCAAAGCGTCTCATTGGTCGAAAATTTGATGATCCAACGGTTCAAAAAGACATGGCACATTGGCCATTCTCTGTCACGGCCGGTCTAGATAACAAACCACGAATTGGAGTAGAATTCAAGGGCGAACAAAAAACATATCTGCCTGAGGAGATTTCAGCAATGGTACTTACAAAAGTAAAACAAACAGCAGAGGCGTACTTAGGTGCAGAAGTAAAAGATGCAGTAATTACTGTTCCTGCATATTTTAACGATTCGCAGCGCCAAGCCACGAAAGATGCTGGTACCATTGCAGGTCTAAATGTGTTGCGTATTATTAATGAGCCGACAGCGGCAGCTCTAGCGTATGGTCTCGACAAGAAGAAGACAGGTGAGCAAAATGTGATTATTTTTGACTGCGGAGGTACGACGTGTTATTAAGTACTTGCTTCCTGAGGTGAAAGTCCTCTACTTACACGATGGTAAGTAAACCTGGTGAATTGACGGGAACCCCCTAAAGCTTCTTCTACTAACTTATCCTGGTAACAGAGATAAGGGCACAGAGTAATTAACTGTGGTACAGTAAAAAAGAAGAAGATATATGGGCAATCCGCAGCCAAGAGTCCTGGAAACAGGATTAAGGTTCAGAGACTAGATGGAGTCATCTTCCCACCAATGGTGAAAGATAAAACATCCACGAGTGCCAGGATTTTCTGAAAAGAAAATAAGATATAGTCCGACCTCCTATGAGAGTAGGAGAAGCATGGGATAAAGAGCCTATGCGGTAACAATGTGGGTACACATGACGTAAGTCTAATTACTATTGACGATGGTGTATTTGAAGTGAAAGCAACGGCGGGCGATACGCATCTCGGTAAACAATCACTGGTTTCATGCTGTTAAACCACTGCCGAGAATAAAGAACTTTAATTGCGGGAAACCCCTAAAATTGTAAAAGTTGATTTAAATGAAATTATCTACTATAATATAAATGGAATCAAAGGTGTGTGTAGGATGTGAAAAAAATATACCAATTACAATGTATGAATCTACTGGTACATATTATAGAAAGAAATGTAAATCATGCCGACTAAATGAAAAACATATTTTACTTGAAACAAGGAAAAAAAGTGATAAAGAGATAGTAACTTCAAAGCAATGCAATGACTGTAAGATTATAAAAGAGTGCAAACAATTCTCTAAGCAATCAGTCTCAAAAGATGGATATCAATCATGCTGTAAGGAGTGTTATAGTAAAAAAAGATGGAGAAATAAAAATAAAGCAAAGATTGAATCTACGATTGTCGAGAAAGTATGCAATACATGTAATCTGTCCAAGGGGATAGCATTGTTTAAAACAAATAAAAAATCAAAAGATGGTTACTATCACAAATGTAATGATTGTTGGAAACCACGTGAGTGGAATCGAGAAAAAGAAAGGATATCTCAAAGAAAATATATCGAAACTCATCGAGAGAAGGTTCGAGAGAAATATAGACGTCAAGGTCTAAAAATAAATCGAAGAGTTCGTCAGAGTTTGAATTGTAGAATATCTCAGTTGTTAAAACAACAATCATTGGCTAAAAATAATAGAACATTACAATATGTCGGTTGTGATTTTCATTTTTTAAAAAAGTGGTTTGAATTCCAATTTCAAGATACCATGACATGGGATAATTATGGACAATGGGAGATTGACCATGTAATTCCGTGTAGTTCATTTAATTTGGAAAAATTAGAGGAGCAATTGGTATGTTTTAAATGGTCTAATTTAAGTCCTTGTTGGAAAATAGATAATATCAAAAAGGGTGATAAGATAATTGATTCCATTATAGAAAAACACAATAAAAATGTAGATGCGTTTCTTTTAATCAATCCACTACCAACTCTATCTGGTAACAGTGTGGAGGGCACAGAGTAATCATCTGTGGTATGGTAAAAAAGTGGCAAATGAATACGTATGCTGACGTATGAAATGGGCAATCCGCAGCCAAGGGTCCTAGAAATAGGATCAAGGTTCAACGACTACTCCAAGTATCCTACTGTTTTAACTATGGAGAAAGGGGCACGAATGGGTTCCAATGGACAGATGTCCATTGAAGATATAGTCTGAACTTATGGGAAACCATAAGAAGTATGGATAAAGAGCCATACGATAACAACATTGGGTGAAGATATTGATTGTATCATGGTGGACTGGTGTGTCCAAGAGTTTGAGAAGAAGAACCGAGGAATCTCGGTAAAAGAAAACGTTCGCGCATTGCGTCGTCTGCGCACCGCCTGCGAGCGTGCCAAGCGCTCTCTAAGTAGCGCTACACAAGCCACCATTGAAGTGGATGGATTTGCAAACGGTCTAGATTTGAATCTGGTCATGACCCGTGCTCGTTTTGAATCATTGTGCGATGCTCTCTTTCGACGCACCATTGCGCCCTTGGAACAAGTATTGCGAGATGCCGATATGTCTAAAACGGATATTCACGAAGTAGTTATGGTCGGTGGTTCTACACGTATTCCAAAGATTCGTGAGTTGGTTAGCGCCTTTTTCAACGGAAAGAAGCTTAATGATTCGGTGCATCCCGATGAGGCGGTGGCATATGGCGCTGCCGTCCAGGCACATATTTTGACGGCGGGAAAACATACGACTGACCGCACATCGGATTTGATTCTCTTGGATGTCGCGCCCTTGTCGCTAGGTTTGGAAACCGCTGGCGGTGTGATGACGCCGCTCATTAAGCGCAACACAACGGTTCCGTGCAAGAAATCGCAAACCTTTTCAACGTATGCGGATAACCAGCCAGGCGTGTTGATTCAGGTGTACGAAGGCGAGCGCCAATTTACCCGTGATTGCAATCGCCTCGGTGATTTCAAGCTGGAGGGAATTCCGCCGATGCCGCGTGGTGTTCCGCAGATTGAGGTATCATTTGACGTAGATGCAAATGGTATTCTGAACGTATCTGCGGCGGAGAAATCAACGGGCAAATCAAACAAGATTACGATTACCAATGACAAGGGTCGCCTCAGCAAGGAGGAGATTGACCGTTTGGTGGAAGAGGCGGAGAAGCATGCAGCCGAGGATAAGGTTCGCATGGAGCGCGTGGATGCCAAAAATCAGTTGGAGGCATATTTGTACAACACACGTAATACGGTACGCGAGGATAAGGTGAAAGAGACGCTTGGAGCGGATACGGTGAAAGAGGTGGAATCATGGGTGCAAGAGGGAATTGATTGGTTGGATGCGCATCAAGATGCAGAGAAGAGTGAGTTTGATGAGAAGCAGAAATCGTATGAGGCCAAGATTCGTCCCATCATGACAAAGATGTATGAGGGCGCGGGTTCGCCTGGAGCTCCGGCAGAAGGTGTGAACATGGGTCCGGGTGTCCACATGGGCCCAGGTGTAAAGGTCCAAGGAGGCCCACAGGTGGAAGAAGTGGATTAAACGCTGTTTGAACAATGTGCATGGAAACATATCATAGAGAATGCCAATACATTCTGTATTATATGATAACCTATCTAAAATCCGTTTGTGATATTCACACAATGAAGACTCCCGAGGAGCAGAAGGCAGAATATGACCGACTCTATAACCTTCTGCACCGCCTGTCTTCCAAATCGGAGGAGCCGATTCCACTTTCGACTATTTTAAACGGTACGGCGGAAGTTTCTGCGCCGGTCAATGAACCAAAACGAAAAAAGGCAGCCGCTCCACCTCGTAAAGATGGTTCCGTTCTCTCCTTCTTGTTTCCTACCGATGCCATCTTGAAAGAAAGGGAGGTATCTCCGACAAGTTCAGATTCCGAACAAGTTCAGATTCCGGCACGAAATGCAATTCTCAAAAATGAAATCGAAGAGCCCACCTGCCGGTCGCCGGCCGAGGAGTCCCAGACTCGGTCCGAAATCGCCTCGCCGGAGAAGTGTGAAATTGGCCTCGAAATCCAGACGCACTCGTCCTCCTTGGGCTCCTTTGAACTCGTTAAAACGGGAGAGATTTCTGTCCTTGAGTCAATGATGGCCAAAAATACGCGAAAACCTGCTCAGAAAGCGCCAAAGGCTGAGAAGCCTCCTAAGGAGAAGCCTCCTAAGATTCCAAAACCTCCAAAGGAGCCCAAACCTCCTAAGGAGACGCGGCGCATGCGGCTCACCACTTCTATGCCGCGCGTATTGGTTCTAGAAGAGCCTCCTCCCATTTCTTCTCCTGCTCCTCTTTCAACCGATGTTCTCCCTTTACCATTGTATCTAGAGGACATCATGACACAAGCCATCACAGGTGATTTTCCACATCAATGCCGATTTTGCAAGACCATGTTTTCGAGTGGTGGCCAGCATCAGATGCATTATTATCAGGCGGCGGCATGCAACCGAAATGCGATTCAGGAGTTTCGTTGTCTCTTTCAATCTAAATAAAACACTTCATCTACCAAGTATGATTTATCTTGTATTCACTGCATCCTTACTTACTAGCCGATTTCAAGCCGCACCTGAGAAACGAATTAATGAATATGTATCTGCCATTCAAGAAACACTCCTTCATCTTCCTTCATCCATTCGTCCTATCATTGTAGAAAACAATGGCAAACGAACAACATGTCTGGAGCAATTTACTCATCATGGCCAGTCAGTTCCTGTGATATACACTACAAATAATGAAACAACATACAAAAGTAAAGGGGTAAACGAGTTACTTGATTTGCACGAAGTGATACAACGTATGAATATTCAAGGAAATGATATGATTATCAAACTAACTGGTCGATATTCGATAATTTCTTCTGCATTTTTCAATGAGGTGATAGAACATGAATCGGATTATGACGCCTTTATCAAGTTTTTCAATGTATGCACCATGGAGTATCAAGAGAATGATTGTGTACTCGGATTATACGCCATCCGAGCCTATTTGTTAAAAGGATGGAATCCCTATTCGATTGATAATCATTCCTCTGCGGAAGTTGCGTTTGCGCGGTATGTTCGGCGCTCTGCACCACGAATGAAAGAGATGAATCGTTTGGATATACGATGTGTCTTTGCAGAAGATGGTCGCATACTTAATGTGTAAAAGGTGGTGATTTAGAAATCCAATCACGATTAGGGTGGTGATGTCCTGGGAGGTTCATCGGCCATATATTCATGATAAATGGAAAACAGAATGGTGGAAAATTCATCCACCCGATATTGCCAAAACATCATGGGATTATCTTTTTACTGGTGGAAAAGAGATTCGCGCTCGCTTATTTTGTGAATTATGGCGGTATCTTTCTCCGGATTTAGACGTACGATCCGAACTTGCATTTGCAGTAGAGTGTATTCATAGTACAAGTCTTGTCATTGATGATTGTCCTTATATGGATAATGCAGTTACACGGCGCGGAAGAACAACTCTACATATCGCCCTTTCAGAAAAAAAGGCAGCACTTCTATGCTATGATGTTATGAATATGGTCCGAACCATGTGGACATCCAATCGTCCATCCACAATTCCAAAAGAAGAATGGCACGACTTGATGAAAATCAAACTTCAGAGACTGATGATGGGTCAATGGTATGATATGGAGAAAAAAGGAAATCTAGTGGAGCTTGCATCGTTAAAGACTGGTGTTCTATTTGAATTGGTAACTGAGACCGTGGCGCGATGTGTGGGACTTGATCCAGTTTTTTGGAGAACATGGGGGAATGCTCTGGGCGTCCTGTTTCAATGGACGGATGATTGGTTGGACCGCGAAGAAGACAAAGAGCAAGGAAATCGCAATGCATTCAATGAAGCCTATGATGCAACCATCATGAATTATCGTCAAATATGGCGGAGCATTGAACACGGGATTGGTGCGAGCTGGTTTCAGAGACCGTTTGGTGCCTACATGCGACGGTACTTTACAGAAACCATACCCTTTCTATCTATCGAACCAATGGAAGTGCGACCTCTATCCGACCTCTTTCATGCACCCCCCATTTATCTCCCGCCGGTCGACCGAGAACGATACAAACGAAAAGATATTCTTACGATTGTAAACGGGAAGGATGTCATGTCACTCATGTTTATGCTGTCCAATCATATGAAAGAAGAAGATAAGATTCGTACCGATTTATGGTCTATCAAGGAAGAGGAATGGGAAACCGTTCCAGAAGTATCCGAATGGTTAGATGAAATTTCGAAGCGAACGGGATGGAATCTTCGCGAAGAGTATGAACGCCGTGTTTTATTGGATAAAAATATCTAAGATAGAGGCATGAATTATCTATACCCATTACTGGTTGGTGGCGTGACGAAGCTATATGACGACCTCTCCGATAAAAACATTGCCACGTATCCCGCCGTTGTAGAGTCCTTTAAATCCGTCTTGATTTCCCTACTTACCATTATATCCCTGGACGATTTCTATTTTTCGTTTTCATGTATGATTCTCGCGCTGTTCAACTGTGGGATTGATAATCCCTTTTGGGAATCGATTGCAGCGGTATCCGCGATGCTAACGATTAAAAATATTCCATTGATGGGAACGAATGCGATTCTGAAAATCGGACTGACGATTGCTGCACTGGTTGGTTTTTTGATTGCTGCTATTTTTGAAGACCGCCTATTTCCAGAAGAGGTCAGTGTTGAAAAAATATTTTTCCGAATCATGCTTATCATCGGATTTGCAGTTGTTGCATACTCGCCTATTATGGATATTCTTCCTTTTCCTACGTTTTCCAAAGTACCTTTTAAGAAGGGAATCTTGATTATGCTGGCCTATTCCACAGTCAGCGTTATCACGATGGCATATTTGTTATATTTTAGTGGTCTTTCCTTAAGTGAATTGAATCCTGCGAAGTAATTATTTTGATGTAACGGAAGCGGTAGCCGCTTGGGAGGGCGGAACACCAAGGCGGGGACGACGAGGTGCAGAACGGGCGATGGATTCCGTAGGAGGACGTGATGCAGGCGCACGGTTGGAAATAACGTCCCATGCACGCATCAAATCCTCAAACATTGCAATGCATCCCTTTGCTGCGGCAGCAACCGCCGCGCGTGCCACTCCTTCATCACCGTTCTTGACTCCAATGCGGAGAACCATCTCATCGCGCAGAGGATGAGGAACCGAATAGCCTGCATATGTAATGGTAGGTTGAGCATCCCCCTCAATATGATGCTGTACCAACCATGTTTGAAGCAGATTTCCGAGTGTATGGTCTTGTTCGCGAAAGACAAAGTCAAATCCGACAACACGAGAATCAGCAGGGGCAATCGTGACCTCATTCGGAAGTGCACCCTTATCTAGATTGGAGTAGCGAATGCAAATTTGCCGCCCCACCTCGCACGCACGATGCACAATGTAAGGCACATCCAATACACCGACGGATTCGACCGTGAAATCGAACTCATAGGGTTCGCCATTATCGTCCACTTTAAAGCATCGCTTGACCTGCATCGTGTTGAACTCGCGCCAGAGCTGCTGATAACGCTCACTGCCCTTGTCTACCTCTGTCACTTTTTTGGCTACGTTGAGCCATTTGATAAACATTTCTTGGATACGCTGCGGATTATCATCCGGTGCATACTCATAGGTGCACTGGGAAACAGGGCAGAAACGAGCATGTTCACGACCTGTTCCCACAGTTGCCTTGGCTACAATTTCAACAGATTGAAGATGATTTCCGATACCAGGCTGGAGAGAGGCGATGAGACAGGTATCATTTGTAATCGGATTGCGAGGAAAGAATGTTTCGGTTGGCACATCGTGTTCTTCTACTTTTACTTCTTCCTCGCCTGACGCAGTCGGTGCGGACTGTGAAATATCCGTAATGACAAAGTCGGAGGATTTAACATGGCGAACTCTCTCTTTGTCTCCTTCCACCTTTAATGCGAAGCGGTACTTGTCAGCTTTCCATGAAATGGGGTCCTTTACATAAATCGGGAGAAGTCCAATCCGGTCCGCCAACATTTCATTTGTCATGGGGGTATCATTTTTCATGACCGTCACATCCGACGTTGTACCGGTAGAAGTCATGTCCGAACGAAAGGCAACCGTCTCTACACCGGTAAGAATCAAGCGACGAAGTGTATTGGCATAGGTCACATGGCTTCCCGTCAGCTTGAACGAGCAGGTACGAGGGTCGACTTGTTGAAAATTCTGGAATTGCATCGTGGAGTTCTAACCTATCTTCCGAACTCCATTTCATCAATTTTATGAATCTGCGTTCATCCCGATTCGGATTCGTTCCGTTGGTAGAAAAGGATGAGTCGACCATCACCCGTTCATATTTGTTTTTACTCCAATCGTTGTGAATGGTCCAAAGCCTTTATCGAAGAAATATCAAAAACACCGTATCATGCAGAATTCCGTTTTATTTGTGTTGACCCCAGTCCGAATCGCCCCGCTCTGCCCAGTTGGCTAAAACAAGCTCCGACTCTGGTCATTTCAGGAGAATCAGAACCGCGGACAAATAGCGATGTGATGAATTGGTTGTATGAACGTAAGATGCGCGATGGGGGTGGAAAGAGCGGAGCAACAGGCCAACCGGCTGCAATGGAACCGGAACCTTATCTGGACATGGAGATGGGTGGTGGATTTGGAGACCAGTATTCTTTCCTTGGAACCGATACATCCGCGGAGGGCAATGGAGGTCTTTCTATGAAGCATAATTTTACATACCTTCAAGGAGGAGATTCAGTTAGCACACGCGAGGCATCCAACTTTCAAACAACAAACTCAAACGCAAAGCGGAGCAAAAAAGAAGAGTTGCTAGATGCCCAAATGCAGCAGTATATGCAATCAAGAGATGCAGGTATTAAAAAAAGTATTGCCCGCCAGTGATTCTCCAAACCAATCTAAAGCGTGACATACCCTATAACAGTAGGAAATGTCACTTCTTAGTGCATTTAATACACAACTTGTTAACTTATTTGATGAATTGTGCCAGACCTTTCCGGATGATAAAGAAATCAAAATGGGAACGGAAGCTATCAAGGGGGCGCGAAAGATTAACCCTCGTCTCGTATTGGACCTCTTCATCGAACATGTATACACGGATTGCGCCACGGCCATTCAGGAGCGCAATGCAGTGATGTTCCGACAGATTGCTCAGAAGAAGATTTCGCAACAATTCAATGAAATGATTTCGGCACTCTCTATTTTTGATAAGTATTGGGATACGATGGGCACCAAAAATCAGGACGTTATTTGGCAGTATCTGAAGGTGTTGTGCATTCTCTGTGAAAAAGCCCGCGCGTCGTAAATGAAACAGAATGGTGTGGTTGAATGTAAAGGGTTTTAGGTAACCACTAAGAAGAATGGCAGAATCATCAAGCATCCCTGAGCCGTCTGTGTTTCAAGCAAAATACAAAGAGTTTGTGGAGGATGCGTTAGGTGCTCTTCCAGAGTATACACCGGCTCTCCAGGCATGCCTATTGCTAGAGGATGCCGAAAAACTACTCCGATTTCAGGCCGAAGTCAAGGTGGGTAATACACTAGGAGGAGATGCGACCGAGCACGAAAAGAATCCTGGTACCATCTTGCCAGGCGTGGTGATATCCGATGCAGTGTGGGCTGCCTTGTCTGAGAACTCGCGAAAGGCCATTTGGGAACATGTGCGCATCCTCTCTATTTGCTGCTTCATGGAGTCTGGATTCAGCGGTAGTTCCAAGCCTGAATGGATGGAAGAAGCTATGAAGGAGATGGGAAAGAAGCTAGAAAAGATGGACTTTTCGGCCATTATCAAAAAGTTCATGGCGTTCTTCCAACCAGGTGATGGATCCAATGCGACGGGCGATGAGAAGTCAGCAGGAATGCCCGATTTGAAGGGCATGTTTGAGAACGGATTTCCGAAACTACCAGAGCGGTTTCTAAAGGGTCAGTTGGCAAAATTGGCACAAGAGATTGTCAAGGATATCACCCCTGATGATTTGGGAATCACACCAGAAATGCTAAAACAATGTGAGAAGGACCCGTCCCGGGCCTTTCAGATTCTCGTATCCACCTTTTCCAATCACCCTGACATTATCCAGAAGACGATTGCCAAGATTGGAAAGAGACTACAGCAGAAGGTTCAATCAGGTGCGATTCGCCCACAGGAAATTGCACGTGAAGCGGAGGAGATGATGAAAGAGTTTGCTGGAAACTCTAGCTTTGTAGATATGATGGGCGGTCTGAAAAATGCTTTTGGAATGGGTGATGATATGGCAGACATGGAGCGCAAGGCAGGGCGAGATGGAAATGCACGACTATCCGTTGCCCGTGAGCGCCTTCGCAGAAAACTAGAGAAGAAACAGCAGGGTAAGAAATAAAAGTACATACGGGATAGGGAAATGAGTTGTGAACCTCCTTTTTGGAAAGACTTATCGGTTCTTACCGATTTACGTTTGCAATATCAACCATCGTGTGAGCATTCTTCTGGAAATTTTATAATGAGAGTGTTACTCTTATCTCTATTTGTGGGGTTGATTGGAAGCGTCGTCGGTGGTCTATCCTTTATCATGGTTGCTCTCTTGTTTGGAGGTATCACCGCAACGGTGATTGTCATGACCACCTCGCATGCACCGAAAGAGGTAAAAAAAGACACACGTGTTTCTACACCTTCTTCGGCCTATCACAAGATGCCCTATCAAGCGGTGGTTGACCCATCCGGGTATGAGGCTCCCATTAAGGAACATTTCATTAATGGCGGTTCAAAAGCAGGAAGTGTTCAGCCGCTCGGTGCCCCCATGGGCTCACCGATTGGAAATGTAGAAGTGGATGCCGCACCTTATTCGGGTCCATCTTTACCAGATTACACACCACCGACATCCCGCAATTTGTTTATGAATGTCCTGCTCGATGAAATGAAATACAATCCAGACCGCCCCGAGGCTGCACCAGTGGGCCATCCGACTGTGAAACAGACACTAGATGATTTTTTTCGTATTCAGTGGTTTTCAGACCCAACCGATGTGTTCGGAAAGAATCAAGGTCAGCGTCAATTTGTTACACAGCCCTCCACAACGGTACCAAATGACCAAGGCTCATTTGCCAACTGGCTCTACAAGATTCCTGGAAAGACCTGCAAAGAGGGAGGACGTGCTGCATGCACTTCAGGAACGGACGGAGGGCAACTGGTTTGGATGAATCAAGAGTAGATGCGTATCATGATATTTTTTATACCTCATTCGTGTAGAGATGGAGATTAACCGACTCACCCATTCCCGTGATGACCTCTGTGGAATCCAATCGTTCTATTCACAATCGGTCGGCCCAGGCCGTTATGCTACCACCAATCTGGTTCCCAAGGCTACCGGCGTGAATCCCGTTGCTTCGGACCAGCTCTTGGTCTATCCTCGCGAGGGCTATGGATTTAATAATGCATCGATTGACGCCGATTCCCGCCTTCGCAATCAACCATCCTTCAAGAACAATCGCTGCCAGATTCGCCCACAGGCACGTCCTTTCCTGACGGTCCCCTTCATGCAAGGCGGCAATCCGTCACGTGATGTTGAGAGTCTGTTGCTTCACTCGGAACAGGTGCGTATGGGTAAGGAATGTGGTACAGTTACGGAGCAATTCTTTTCCCAGCAATACACTCCGATGATTCCAATTCTTAAGAACAACATTCAGAACCCCAAGAACTTGATTCAAGAGGTGGCCGCGTCTGGATGGGTTCATGGAGGAATCCCATCGCGTTCCTATTTGCGCGATGTTAATTGCTAATGAATGATTTATTTCCTGAAAGCGAGATAGAGAATGCCGTTGGTTACGAGACGAAATCGGCGAACACGTTATCCGTCTTATCGGAATATGGATAACGTGGAACGATATCGGCGACATCGCCTAACGAGAAGGCATCGGAATGTGAATGCCAGAATCACATTGGCACGCGCCCGAAGAGCTCGTCGTCAAGCAGAGAAGCAATTCAAGGCGGAACAGCTCGCTGTATTGCAGGCTCAAAAGGCAGAACAACTCGCTGTATTACAGGCTCAAAAGGCAGAACAACTCGCTGCATTACAGGCTCAAAAGGCTAATATATATGCGATGAAAGAGACAAAACATGCTGCAAAAGCACGCAAAGAAGCTGCAAAAGCACGCAAAAATGCGGCCATGGAAGCCAAACTCGCTGTAGCAAATGAGGAAGTGATGAGAAATGAAGAAAAAAGAGCACGCCAAGAGGCGGCCGCCCTTGCTTTAGCCGATGAGGCGAGAGAAAGAGAAGAGCAAGAACTGATTCAGAAAAATATGCTAACAAAAGCGGAACGCAGACGATTGGTGGGAAATGCACCTTTGATGAATGATATGTATCATTGAAATCGTCGGACAAATGCACGAATCTTTTCAATATTTTCAGAAAGGGATACGCCCGGCTCCGTAGAAAGCGTTAGAACTGGTTTATCCGTGCTTTCTACCCATTTTTTGTGTTGAACATCTAATGCATCCAAATACTCCTGTGAAATACGGTCCTCCCCCTGACGATTCCGAATCTGAATTCTCTCTTTCGATGTGCCCGAGCTCGTGGAAAGATAGATGATTCCTGAAATGGGATGTTGTGCGTGAAACAAGGTAAACCAACGGTCATACAATTCCCATTCTATGGAATCTAGGACTCCTGTATCTCGCAGCATCTCTGCAAAGACATGTTTATCGGTTAGCACGGAACGCTCGGTCAAAATGATTTGTGGTACGGTGGCCGCACTCAGCTTCTGAATGGCCTCTTGGATGTTTTGTAGACGGGTGAGAATGGCACAATTCTGAAAGGTATAGGCCCAGCGCTTCTTATCTTCGTAAAAGAGTTCAAGTAGATTTTTACCGTTTGAATGATGCAGCGCCGTCCATTGTCCAACAGGTTCATCCACCACATGAATCTCAGGAATCGCGGCACGAATCTCAGCGAGAAGTGTGGATTTTCCTGCACCGATGTTACCGTCTAGGGAAAGAATGATATGAGACATGACGCGATGATGTCTGACGAGCGGATGGCCCATCGCTCAATTTTGTAAATTATTTACATCGCGTGGAGTAGTATGGCCGTCTATCTAAGCAATCTTACGGAAGCATACGGTCCATTATTGTCATCTCATTGGGAAAAAAAAGAGCTCCCACAGCATTATGATGAAATGACAACTCAATGGGTTCATCCCACGCCGCAGCGTCACATGTTGGGAATTGTGGGTGGAAATGAAGTGAGTCAGATTCAAGGAAATCGTGTGGATTTAGAGTCAGACTTGAAAGGAATTCATATTCCGAATACATTCTGTCCCTCTCGTCAATATCAACCCTTGAAGAAGGAACAAACAGAGATTGTGAGAGACAATGTGAAGGGTGCGGTCAAGATTGATATTCAGCCCGTGCACCTACCGGCTTATCAAATGATGGCATATCCATCCGTTGTCGCGCCGGTTCCAATGGTAAATGAAGTCTGTCGCCGCCCAGAAAAATACTAATTTTTTATAATCAGCGTAAGAAGAATGGCCCAGCCATGTGTTCAACAGGCATTGACGCGTCTTCGCCATGACCCTTTTCATCAAATTGACGATATGCGAATCAGCTCTTATGCATCGCGTTACTATTTAAATCCTCCTGCGGCCAACTGTCCGACAACGTTCCCTGTTCAGGCCACCACTCGCATTCAGAAAAGCGGAGCCTCTTGGGTGGAAGGAGAATGGAAGACCGATGTGGAGTCAGACCTCAAGGGGATTGACCGCCTAGGAAGCAAGATTCGCTGCGATGCCATGCAATACGACCCCGACACCAATCGTAATCATCAGCGCTCCCTTCAGCATGCCCAAGATGAGAATGTACCGCTCACTTTTGCTCGCCTGGTTGACCCTCCGTGTACCCTCCGTGCAACCGGCTGGAATCGCTGGCAACCTCTGTTCCACAATCCTCAAGAAACAGTGGAAACTCCATTTGATTTTTTCATTCCGACGCGCGACATGGACAAAGAAAAGTACAATACTCATCGTCAACAGTCTTGTTTTACTCCGATGTTCCAGCCTCCAATTGCAGAGTTAGGTCACGAACAGCATATGCGTTAATTCATTTTTTCATTATCATATAGCATACTACCATAATAGAATGATATATGAATGTATACGTCGCATGCTATCTTGTTTTACTTGTATTTCATCAAAGGAAGAACCTATTCTTCAATCTCAATATGATGCGATGAATGGAGTAGAGATTATACCTTATCCACTGGAGTCGGCGCGGCGGATGGAATGAGCCCCTCCTTCTTCATACTGGTAATCAGACGGGTAAGACCGATGCCACCGCCGCTGCGAACCATGAAGTTATTACGCAGAAATTCGTTCATCTCTGCCATCACACGGTCCGTTCCGAACTGATTAAATAAGGTTTTCGCATACATTCCGTTGGAAATATGCGTGAACCGCTCCAGCATATCGTGCACATCTGTGCTACGTTCCGCGCTCCCAATGGTTTCCATGCCACTCAGAATGACATCAATCTTATTGGCAGTCTTGGCTGCAGGATTGCGCTGCATATTCCAAAACGGACTCGTGTATTCGGGGAAATTCTTCAAGAAAAAGACAGGACCATTCTCTGATTCTAGGCGCTGCTCCTCTGCATGGGAGATTTCAAGAACACCATATTTCTCTGCAATATCTGTGTAATTCCCACCTGGAAACGAGGAAGGCACACCATATCCAAGATGCTCCAGCAAGTCCCGCTCGAGCCTCTCTAGTTCTTCCATACCTCCCTTCAATTCAAACTCAAACATGGGAAAAATCAAATCATGACGACCCGGAATCGGATTAGGCTCCTGACGATAACTTGTGGATACGCAGAAATATCCTGGATACTCAGGGCGTTTTAGGAGCTCATATTCCAACCACATCTGACCGGTCTGTGGAAGGGGATACGCTTGATTCACATATTGAAAGGTTGTAATCGTACTCGGGTCTTCACATGCCGCCAAAATAGACAGACGATTCTGTGTGTGACACTCGAGAAACCCACGCTCAACAAAGAAGCTCCGCAGCTTCTGAACCACATAATGGAAAGCAGGTGTATCAATCACGAGTGCAGATTCTGTAGTAGACATGGGTCTAGTAAAACGAAGATGTCATGCTTTAGACCTCTTCATCGTCGGTTAGCAACCATAGTTTGTGCTCTTTCATTTTGGCCATCTTCATGTGACCATGGACCCAATTAAAATGAACGAGTGTTGCGGTATTGCGAAGCGTATCTGCTTTATCATACCATACACGCCCGTTTGGATAGTTCTCTAGAGGAAGAGCTTGTACACGGCAATGCGGTTTGACATAACGATTGAAATAGGATTGGTCATTGTTATCAAATGCACATCTGGCATATTGTTCACGTCCTTCTTTTGACAAACAGTCATACAGTGTTATCATACCAGGATGACTGCGAATAAATAGATATCCTGTGCACAAATTGGATGTATCACGGTCATGTTGTGCATCGTTTTGAATCCATACGTCACTGTTCGTATTCTGCTCCCAAGATTCAATATCGGGAAGTGGATTGGTTAGAAACACAATATCTCCATCAACCAAGACAACATGATACGATGCAGATAGAATACGGTATAGTACCTCCAGTTTCAAATAACAAATGATATCGTAACCCTTTGTATTCCATGCACAGAATGCGGAAAGGGATTGGTCCATACAGAGGGCGCGATACCCTCTCTCATCAAAGAGACAATGAGAACGCTGGTCCATGCAAATGACGAGTACTTTTTTATCAAGTCCGAATGGGGCTAAGCTCTTGAGTACATTCAGGGTATATAAGCGATAGCCATAGTTTGTGACGGTAACCATTATGGTGGTTCCATTATCTAGTGTATACGGAGCCAAGTGCTCACGAGACCACATCATTCTATCCATCCATCCTTCCTGTCGGTTTAGACTCCAAAAAATTAAAGGTGGAAACTGGTAGTATGGAAGTCGCCGCCCTCGCTGGTCTGCTTGGATTAGGCTTCTTTGTTTCCAAAACAGGGCAGAAAAAGTCGCCGAGTCCTGTTGTTGCAGGAGTGCCGCCTACTGAAAATAAATATCGCGAGGGATTCCTTCCCGCCGCACGCGGCCCCAACTCGGACCCGCTGACGGTTGCACCCAAAGGCGCCGCCGCCACGGGATTTGGACCCGAGCTAGACATGATGTATCAGACGCCGAATGGCCGAACCTATCCATCGGAACCAAGTAATGGCCCATACGGCACGGCATTTGGATATGCCACACAAAAACCACCATATGCACCTGGATTCACCCCGGGTACACAGCCATCCCCCTCTCCGATAGAATCCAATGTACCCATGATGGAGTATCGCTCGGATGGCATAGAAGCCACTCCTAATTACATTGATGCGGATTACGTGATTAGTCCCCTATCGGGCCAACGTATCCATTCCGCTGATTTCAAGCACAATAACATGCAACCCTTCTTTGGAGGACGCATCAAACAGAACATTGCGCCGAATAGCAATACGAGCATGTTGGACATGTATAACGGCACGGGTTCCACACAAATGAAGAAGCGCGAAGTGGAAAATATGTTTGAGACATCACGTGCCCCGTATGGAAATCCGCATGGAATGGAAGACAATACAGATTTTTTCCAGTCTCGCATTTCATCACAGGCACCCGTCGTGCGAAATGGAGAGCGTCCCTTTGAACCTACGCGAGTGGGAGCAGGACTCGGAGAGCGAAACGGAATCACAGGAAAGGGTGGATTTCAGCAATTGGAAATCAATGAAATCATGCGCCCCAAGGATACCAATGACCTGCGTGTTCTGTCCAATCCGAAGGATACCTTTCAAACTCCGATGGTTCCTGGTAGCCATTTCGTGGGAACTAATGCAGAGAGCAAGGATGTTGGTGAGGTTCGCAAATACAAGCCCGATACATTTTATATCGATGAGACGGGTAGTCGCTTCTTTGTTACCAACGGCGAGGTCATTAAGGAGGCCGTTCGCTCTACACAGGTTCTTCCCCATACGGTTCGCCCCGAGACATCGGTGGAATACGAAGGTATCGCATCCTCGCAGGATTTCGGAGAAAGCTATGTCACGGGTTCCTATCGCATGCCGATGGCGCAACAGTATGGCGGAGCAGGATATCGTAATGCGGACATGACGGGATACTATACGAGCAATACGGATGCAGACAAGGCTGATTATGGAAAGTCGTCCATTGAGATTCGCCCGAATGAGCGCAATGAGACATCGGAGCGCGTCATGGCGCTGAATGCCGTGCCGGCGGACAACGGTCTAGTGATGACACATTTTACGGATGATGCGCGCCCAACCCGACGTGGAGAGACCATCGGAAACATTCGCGCATCCGGTACACCGATTGCCGTGGCAGAGCGTGCGCCAGCAATTACGGTCTGGGACCCGAAGGATATTGCACGTACGACCGTGAAAGAGACTACCATCTATCTGGACCGCCCTGGCATCATGGCGGCCGCCTCGGCACCGAACCGACTCAAAGTATACGACCCCGACGACATCGCTAAACCGACACAAAAGTCACAGCTGTCTGCGGGTCTTGCCTGGACGGGTCCAGGTGGAAACGGTGCTTGGTCCGATGCGATGGATACTACCGCCGCATACAACATGCGTTCCAATCCGAACAAGGAGCAAATTGCACGCGGTCGTAAGCCGATTGCAGGGGCAGGTGGTTCCGCGACATTTAATGGTAACCCGGGTGCACAGTTGTCTAAAAAGCTGGACGTGGACATCATGAATGACCGCGCCCTTGCTGTGAATCGTTCCATGGATTTGACGCCTGGCGTGGGAGACATCGGGCGCGTAGAGTATCGTGTTCCATTGAATCTGGATGTAAGCCGAGAACGCAATACCTATTCCACGGTGGATGCGCTGGAGAGCAATCCGCTCATGCAGAGCCTCCGAAAGAATGCGGAGCGGGATGAGGCGGCTATTCAGGAGATGCGGCGTTATCTCCCGTCACATTAGTGAGATGTACTATCCAGAACGGTATTATCGTGGGCTTTCAAAAACGAAGAAACGAGAACGAGAGAAAGAAATCAAGCACTTTGGGTCTATGACCTCTCCTGCTGCCTACGTGGGATTCCGAACAGACCGAGGCATTACTACACGTCCCTCTCGTTACTCCCGTGCATGGAAAAAACGATTTCCAGGTGTTACATCTTTATCCGATAGAGCCAAGAAAACAGGAGTCCCCGTTCGGTTTCTTGAAGAATCATATAACCGCGGAATGGCGGCATGGAGAACGGGACATCGGCCTGGCGCAACACAGCAACAATGGGGGTATGCACGCGTATCAAGTCTGTTACTATGCGGAAAAACATATCACACCGCAGATTCAGACATTGTTCGTCGCGCGATTGCTGCGAGCCCCTCTGCGAAGCGTTGGTTTTCAGCATGCAATCGGGTATAAAGACAGTATTGTATTTGGTAACAAGAATCATGCAAGTAGACGAGTGGAAGGCGCACATTGATAGCGCATTTGAAAATGCAGAGAAGGGTGTATCCAAGATTACGGAGGATATTGTGACCATGGATGGTATGTCTGGTATCAAAACGCGCCACTTTTATAATAACTTGTTGAACCGCCCAGGTTGCCGTTATTTGGAGATTGGAACATGGAAGGGCTCATCAGTATGCTCCGCTATGTGTGGTAATCAGTCCAAGGTAATTTGTATTGATAACTGGAGCCAATTTGGTGGCCCCAAAGAAGAGTTTTTGGTGAATTTTGAGAAACATAAGGGTGTGAATGATGCAATGTTTATTGAGCAGGATTGTTATACGGTGAATGCAGATGCCTTGCCTAAGTTCAATATTTATATGTATGATGGTGAACATTCGTGGGATAATCACTATAATGCGCTAAATCACTACTATCGTTGCATGGACGATACATTTGTATTTATTGTTGATGATTGGAACTGGGCACACATTCGCGATGCCACTTTTCAGTCATTTCGTATTTTGAACTTGAACGTCTTGTATTCCAGAGAAATCAAAACAACCCATAATGATACGGATGCGATTCAGGGAAGCCCTGAGCAGCGTGCATGGCATAATGGAATCTTTGTGGCGATTCTTCGTAAATAGTCTAAAGACTTTGCCCAAGTTGGTGGAGTAGAGAATGTCTGAGGTAGTGAGTACACAAGTGGTAGAACAGACAGAAGAGCAGACGCTTGACCTAACGCTTGAGGAGAAGCCTACGTGGTGGTCTCGTTCGGTGAGCTGGGCATCACGTTATCAGCAGTTTATGTGGGGTGTTGCGGTAGGTGCTGTGGCAGGCAGCTGGGTTCTAATTCGTCGTCGTACGTGAAAAAGAATAAGAGATATCATCTTTTTAGAAACATAATGTTTGAAAAAAAGATGAGAGAGAGATAGTATGGCCAAGGCCATTTTGACACACCGGTTTGCAAATGGATTTCGGGTGGTATATCAACCTTCTGAGCAGGCCATTCCATTGACAAGCTTTCACATCATTTGTAATGTCGGTTCTGCTTTTGAAAAGGATGGTTTACGTGGGGTCACACATTTTGTAGAGCATATGTGCTTTAAAGGGACAGATGAAATAGAAAAACCAAGAGATATCTTACGAGAATACAATAAAGTTGGTGCGTATTTTAACGCCTTTACAGATAAGCGCCTAACAGGTTATGTTGTAAAATGCGAAGATGCCTTCGTATCCCATTCTATACAGAGGATGGCGGATATGGTTCTTCATTCCACATTCCCTAAAAAAGAGTTTCAAAAAGAACAGCATGTGGTCATGGAGGAAAATATCCGTTCGGAAGATAATCCAGATGATGTGCTGGAAAGGCTTATGGAAATGGTGTTTTTTGGTGGAAGTTCATATGAACATGATATTGATTCCATTCAGTATCATCCGACACCGACCTACATGAAACATGCGGATGTATACCGTTGGTACAAATGGTTTTATCATCCGTCCAATATGATATGCAGTATCGTAAGTCATATACCCTTTACCACCATTTTGTCCTACATCAAGAAAACAGACCTGGTAGCCCCCATTAATATGACAGAACATGCACCCTTATACGCATTACCCTATCCCATTCTAACTCTGCATCCCATTTCAGATGGGCAACGCATCCGAATAGAGTATCAACATAAAAAAGGTCTGTCTGCAACCACCCTACAAATCGGATTTCGAACCTGTTCACGCTTTTCTGCCCACCAATATAAACTCAATCTTCTTAAAACCATCTTGAATGGAATGAGTGGAACACTGTTTACCGCACTTCGTACGCAAAAAGGCCTTACCTATCACTCTCGGTGTTATACCAACTATCAAGAGCATACAGGATATTTTACCATCTATATCCAAACGGACCCACAGAAACTAATCCATTCCACTGGACAGCAAGACGGTGTCCTCCCTACGTTGATGCGAGTCCTAATCAATCTCAAACGAAATGGTCCTACACAAGAAGAAATTCAGGTTGCAAAGGGTAAATTGAAAGGGAAGATGTTAATGGATACCGAGGCAATTGACTTTATTACGCAGTATAATGGAACAGAGAGTATTTTTTCCGATTCTTTTCTTCCCTATCAAGAATTGTATTCACGATGCTACGCGCGTATCACAAAAAAGCAATTGGATGATGTGATTCAAGAATACATGACACGAGAAAATATGGTGGTTGGTGTATTATATGGAAAGAATCTACCCAAATCGGATGTGGAGGAATGCTGTCACAGATTTCATTGAGTCTAAACGTATCGCACACCCTAACGAGTAATGGATACCACACCGCTGATTGTAACGGGACCCCCTGGATGCGGTAAAAGCCACTGGATTCAACAATATGCAACAACTTCTAAAAAACAACTGTTTGTATGCCCATGCCGAAAAGACCGAACCCTGCGTGATGGACGACAGAAACTTCACGTGTGGGCTCGCCGAACGGAGCCAGCCATTTTATGGCTAGAGGGCGCGGACGATTTGACGCCTGAGGCACAGGCATTTTTGAGGAGAATTCTTGAGACACACGCATCAGAAGTATTATTTATCTTGGAATGTCGCGATGTAGGCCGTTTACAGGAACCAATTCGTTCCCGCTGTGCCATTCGTACGTTTCATCTTCCCTCTCGTCAAGCACTCGAAGCATATATGAATAAGAGCCTTCCTTCTGCACGAGCCGTTGAGATTTTGAACTATTTGACACCCAATCAATATTCATATCGTCGTGTAAAGCAATGTGCACATTTGCAATGCATGTATCCAGAACAATGGAAGTCCATCCAAGAGCATCATATGAGGGAAGAACAAGAGTGTCACCAGCTGTCTTCTGCATGCATCATGAATTATATCAAGGAAGGATACCACCCAGAGACCTTTTTGCATTCTATGATACGCGATGAATCGGTATTAAAAGACTACGGTAACTGTATTGAAGTAGCAGGGTCCTTGTGGGCACTATTAGGGTATACTGTAGAGCGCCGCGCGTTAGAGTTGGTCACGACAACACCCGATAAGGAAGAAGAATGAGTCGTGATTCGGTTCTGTCGGTCTATTCAGATGCCCGCACAGAATATACCAAACAGCTATCCGTCTTTTTGGTACCATCCTATTTCCAGTTTTACATTGACCTATTGGAAAAAGCAAAACAGATGATGGTGAACGAACCCAAACGAGTATTGTGGCAGTTCCAGAATTTTTTGAATGAGATTCATGATTGGAATATGGAAAAAGTGAATCAGGAGATTCATACGATTCAGAGAAATGCAGGCTGCGACTATCTAGAGGATTTATTGACTGCCGTGTTTATCGCTCATACGAAGGTTCTCACGGCGATTCGTCTGTCCTCTAATCAAAAGAAAGTGGAGATTAATGTTCCGAAAGTAGAGCATTTCTTATTCAAAACATTGTGCGAGACAGCAAAGCTTCTCTGGAGCTCTACCTATCTATTTCGGGACGGTATTCCTGGTATGGAAAAGCAACAGAATTATCGTAGCATTGAGGGAATGCTTCAGGAAGGTATTATGCAGGCCGTACGCAGTATGGTACCGGTTAAGAACATCTTACGAGATGTAATGAATCAGGATGATACAGGAAAGGAGGTAAAGGATGACAGCGACGATGAGCCCGAAACAAAAGAGGATGTTCCTCTTCCACCGGTTACCATGGATGCACCACCTTCCACGCCTATTGCACCCGCTGCTCCTCCGGTTGAAACGCCAATAGAGGCCCCTGCACCGGTAGAGGAGGCCTCACCTACGATTGTTATCCCTGATAAGCCTACGGTTCGTTTTGGTTTATTTAATGCATTATTTGATTCAGAGCATCCATCGGATTCCGAAATGGTATACGAGCCAAAAGAGCAGGAAGAGGCGGCACCGGTTCTATCGGATTCAGGTCCGATTCTTGAAATCATGGAGGACGAGGACGGTATCCCGCTTTCGAGTGAGCTTGATGTAGAATCACTCGATGAGCCAAGTGGTCTCCCTGAATCCATCGGGGAGGATGATTACGAGGAGCTATGAGTGCGGACAGGGCCTGCGCGTTTTTCTCACACCAACAGGAAATGATACCCGCCTGGTTCCCATGGATGCTCGTTGGTGGCTTTGTGTTCATCGTTCTCAGTTTCATTGGTGCAAAATATAAGGATAAAGAATACAAAAACATCCAATTTGTACAGGATTTTATCAGTGGTTCCATTTTGATTGCATTCACTGGCTTGCTGATTCCGGATGTATTTCCTGCGATGGAGTTTCCGACGAGCTTTGCGGCGAATCTATCAGGCGATGATTTGGATTTGCAAGTTGGCCCACCCCGTCTAGCAGGAAAATAAATTATCGCGTGGAGATAGACATGTCGACAACCATCTATGATGCTTCGTTGATTACCAAACGCCGAATGACCAAGGCACAAACAGGAGCCTTCCTGAATCGTATCCAGAATGCTTCCCAACCTCAAACAGGATATTCTGGTTCCATCGGAATCTATGACCAATCCATCATCACCACTGTGAAGGATGGCCAAATGAAGTATTATCGCAAGCAAGACGGTGGTTGCACATTGGTAAACAATGGATGCCCCTGTACTCCTCTGAGTGACCTTGAGTCTTCTTGCTGTGGAACGAATTAATCATTCGTGTATGACAACCATACCATAATGAATAAATTACACGCCTAGCGAATACACCTTTTCATCGGTAGGAACTTTATTTTTCCAAACAAATGACTGAAACATGGGGCGATGAAGCTGGTCTTTTGGAACCGCGCCATGTACATCCTGCGCAATTCGGATGTAAAGCTCAAATCCCTCGTATTTCTCCTCCCCATCCTCGGTTTCATATACAGTATGACCTTTTTCATCCAATGTCCAACTCCAAAGGAGATTATACAGCGGTGATTTGGTTTCATATACCTTCCAATCGCCCTCTTGGCTCATCACGGACACCCCCTTTCCCTTCTTCTTCGGCGGCGGTTCATTAAAGAGTCCGTCGATAAGACTGACCGCCAATCGGCATAAATCAAATGATGGATTGGGGACGACTTTGGGTTTGGTATGGTCAAAAAAAGGGCCGAAATTGTACTGGTCACCAGCATCCTGGTCGGGCCAATGGTCATCCGACACCCATAATCGGCTTCCCAAACGAAAAATAGAGCGACCAAAATCAATAATGGTAATAATCTTTCCAAAGGTGGGAACACGCCATACTGTACCATCGTTCTTGCGATAATACAAATAGGGCTTATCGGTCTTTCTCCAAAGAATGTTATTAGAATGAAGGTCATTGTGAGTAAAACAAATGGCGCTCTGGAGAAAGGTGAGGGCGGCAATAACCTGAAAGAGCCATGCCATCCAACGGTCTTCCCATTCTTGTGATTCTCGTTCAAACCCGTCAATGGCATCTTCATCCAAGAGTGCATCCAGTACACCCTCTTGTGCCTCTTGCGTAATCATAATAATGGGCATATTGGGGAGTTCTAGACAAATCTCAAACTCATTTTCTTCCTCTTGTGAGCCATCCGACCCGTCTGACTCATCCGAACCATTCGACTCCTCTGATTCGGACTCTTCTGTATCTCGCTTTCTTGAATCCCGTTTGGAGACATGGGAGTGAATATCCATCATATCATGTGTATTCTCCGCATCCTCTTCAATGGTGTCAAATGTAATGGACTCCACGGATTCAACATCGCTATGGTCACTTTTACAATCAGGAAGAGGTTCCAATTCTACATCTACATTCTCTTCGGCACCAAATGGGCATGTTGTGATTTCCTGATACCATTTCTCTAGCTGAGGTGATGCAATATCATGGTTGTGAAGCAATGTCAAACGAGCACTATGTGACTCCATGCCTTTCCAAAACCATCGGCATTGACGATATGTGTCATACTCCTGTGAGATATTGTACTGATAATTCTGACTGATTCCTGTGCACGACCCGTACGAAAGAACACAATGAGGCGTGAGGTCAAGCTCTCGAAAACGACTCAACACAAAGTTAGCAACTGCATCCACATAGGCCTGATTGTTATGACTGTGAAGTTTAAGAAGAGTATTCTTCCATGTTTTTTCACTCTGTGGGAGCAATGGATGCTCAGGACACACGTACTTCTCTTTGATGATGTCAATCGGATTCAATAGATGAACTACTTTCACAAACACCTCACATGGTTCCGTGTCCGGCGGGTCATTCGTGCCCTTCGGTGCGATGATACGTAATGCACTCCATATTTTGGGATTCTCGGAGGGGGATAGCCATTGGGAAATCTGGTATTTTGTGGGGAGTTCCATATTCTTGTGAGAAAGAGCGGAATCGGGAATGGAGAACAAGTCTAGTGCTGGAAAATACCGCTGGAGATGAGAATAATTGGAAAATGTATTGCGTTCATTCTCGGTCATCTCGCGACTTCGACAGGGTTCCTGTAGAAGATTCTTTCTAACCGCTTTCATCTCTTTGGTTCAAAGACTTGTATGTGTGTTCGCCAAGCGCACGACAATTCCGATAGGTCGTAGTAGAGGTATCATGGCGGCACAAGGTGGTGTAAATGTCAATCTCCGGAAGTTTGTGATGAAATCCATTCCACAAGATGCGGTAGCCGTCTTTATTGGACGCCGCCGTACCGGTAAATCAACTCTGGTTCGCGATTTGCTGTTTCATCATCAAGATTTACCCATGGGATGTGTTATTTCTGGTACAGAAGAGTCGAACGGTTTTTTTAAGAAAATTGTTCCGCCCATGTTTATCCATGGAGAGTACAATCCTGTCATTTTAGCGAATTTCGTCAAACGTCAAAAGTTGGTTATGCAACGGATTCAACAAGATTTGGAGAAGGGTGTTAAGTCCAATATCGACCCTCGCGCATTTTTGATTCTGGATGACTGTATGTATGATGATTCATGGACTCATGACAAAAACATTCGCTATCTCTTTATGAATGGCAGATGGCTCAAGGTATTTTTCATCATTACCATGCAGTTTCCTCTTGGCATTCAACCAGCGCTTCGTACGAACGTAGATTATGTGTTCATTTTGAGAGAGCCCTATATGAACAATCGTCAACGTCTCTACCAGAATTATGGTTCGGCTTTTCCGTCGTTTGAGTTTTTCTGTCAGATGATGGACCAGTGTACACAAAATTATGAATGTTTGGTTATCAATAACAATACCCAAAGTAACAAAATGGAAGATACCATTTTTTGGTACAAGGCAGAAGTCCACGGCGATTTCAAAATGGGGGCACCTGAACTCTGGCGGCAATCCGAAATGCTGGCACGTGTTAAAGAAGAGGAGGATGTGAATCAATTTGACCCACGTACTTCTCAGCGTTTGAAGGGACCTGCTATCAATGTACAAAAGAGGTTCTAATACTAGAATGAATTCGTCTGGGTTTTATGTAGTAGGTGTATTTACCCTAATCCTACTAATTCTCTTTGTGGTATCCAGTGGGTATAGAATAGAGCCCTTTGTAGATGCTGGGCGGTGTGGTGTAGATTTGCCTCCGTGTGTGGGCGAACATGTACGGTGCATCAACGGATATTGTCGCTCGGATGTTCCACCGGTTCTGCCCGTTTTTTCCGATGTTCCGATATTGTCTCCATAAAACCTCACGTCTTTCTAGAATATGGCTCCTACGAAAGCAATGGGACTCGGCGCGATGTTGATTCTATTGGTAGCGGCAGTGGTGATTCTTCCGATGGTGGTTCGTTTCATCGACCGCTCGGAACCGCATTATGTTATCTCGGGCTTCCAGAACATGGCACCTGCCCATGGCGAGGGTAATTCGGTACAGGTTCCCGCAGGCGCAACAAACTCATCCGTACCATCCTATCAACCGGATGTGAACACTAACTATCTTTGCCGTGCTCCGAATGGCAGCTCGCAACCATGCCCTGAAGGAACCTTTTGCGACGGATTGACGCAATCATGTGTCCCGAATTACGTGGGTGGAAACGTACCCGATGTTGGATATTTCTCGTAATCATCCGACGGTATAGACCCGTGATGCACATTTCCCGAACCAAAATACCAGTTCGGTAAATGTACTTTTCCGATTTCCGATGAATGCTGCGCATCGTGCGAGTACAAGAACTTTAATAATAGCATATTGAATATCGTTCCAGTAAGACAGTTTATCTAGAACCAACACACGTAGTCCACGCGCACTACACCACTCCAGATACGGTTCCAAAAAGGTCACATTATCAATCGAAAGTACAACGGTTGTTGTGTCCTTTTTTTCATTAAGAGCGCGCTCCATCATCTCACAATACCATCCAAATTCATAGGGGCGGTCAATGTTATGCTCATGAGATGCTTTCCAGGTACGTATGGACACACCGAGAGTTCGTAGTCCATCTAGTTGTGACGCGATGCGATTCACTTCATGATACACGATATCCGTGAATCGAATACTATCTATTAAACGAAAAATGCGATGTTTGACACGGTCATCCACAAGGGATGCATCATAATTCCAGTCAATGCGCTTTGTAAATGAGAATAAATAATGGAATCGCGGGTTCTCTAGTCCGCCCAAGTACCATTCCTCGGATGGTATATCCTGCTGGTATTCTTCCTCATGACGCAAAACCAAGAGACGACATGTATACACTTTTTCAAGCTCTTTCGCTCCCTGTCCTTTGAAAATGAATCGGTCATCAAGGATGGTATCAAATGCCCCATATTGATAATCGGGATAACACTGTATGACTGTATCGGGATTCACCGATAATGCACTGATGAGACATTTGATGATATTTCCAATTCCAAGTTTGCTTTTATCATAATCTCTAATGATAAACTGGATGTTTTCCATTACAGATGATGTATTTCGCTTATTTTAAGTGCTTATGAATCGGACTTCTTCTCCTCCACTACCGCATTCTCCACCTTGCGCTGAAGAGCCAAGTCGCCCTGACCACCAAACAGGCCATCAAACGAAGTGCTGGCACCACTGGTTGGCGCACCCACGACTTGCTTGGAGCTCTTGGTGCGCTCATCAAAGAACAACTCGCGAGAGTCCTCGTTCTCCTTGTACTTCTTCATGAGAGTGTTGAGCTGGTCATTGTTGTACTCCTGCTCCTTCACCTCGTGCGGCGAAGGGTCCCATGGTGTCCACTTTCCTACCTCGGCCATAAAGATGTTGTGATACTTGTCTTTTGACTGGAGCTTCTTAGCCTTGAGCTCGGCTTCCTTCGGATTGCCGAAAACACCGCGAACCTTGACACCACGGATGGAGGTACGGAACTCATTGAGGGCATAGAACTCCTCCTCCAGCTTGGATTTATGCGCATAGAGGAAATCGTCGTATGCCTCATTGATTTTCGTCTTATTCAGGTCTGTCTTGTTCTTCTGAACGAACTCCTGATACTGACTCATCACTGCATCTAGGCGCAAATGATTCTTACGGCAAATTTGGGCAGCGTCAAACAGGTCCTTCTTCTCTAACTCCTTCGAGTGCTCATCCAGTTCCTTGTTAATATTGGTGATAGTGTCCACCAAGTACTTCTCCAGATTTTTTACCTTCCAATCCACCTCATATGCATGCAGAAACTTCTGGAAGAAGAAGAGCTCCTTTTTATCCAAGACTTTCTCCGGACTGAGGAAGCTCAGAAGCACATAGCGCTGGCCTGGAATCTCCGTATCCTCGTCCAAAAAATCTTCAATTACGGCGTTCTCCGAGCTCATCTCTACGATGTTTGTGAGGGGTATGCTTTAAACTCAGAGGCCGGTTGTACCGATGAGTTTTTTTCTTGTGGGTAAATATAGAATCATGCACGGTTACGGATTTGCTGAAATTGTCAACCGCATCATCAAGTATCTGATTGAGGGTCTCGTCATTGCGGCGGCGGCCATCTTTATCCCGAAGCGCGCGCTGCCGCTCGATGAGGTCGCCACCCTTGCGGTGCTCGCGGCCGTTGTATTTGCTATCCTTGACGCAGTGAGCCCGAGCGTGGGAGTTTCAACACGTCAAGGCGCAGGCCTCGGACTTGGCTTTCGCCTCGTCGGCTTCCCAGCGGGCATGTAAATCCACCCATTTCTGAAAATATAGGGTATAACAAAGTGTGGTGCATAAAAAACAGGGGCGACCCCCCCACACGCACTTTTCATGAATTTCCCGAACATCTCATCTTATTCGAATATTTCGCTCAAGATGATATCCGGACTTTCCGCGAGTTTTGAAATATGGCTGCGATACACCGGGTTACGACTAATCATCCGACATTGTGGAGTCAACTCACTTAAATACTTAATTTCTCTTCGAAGAACGGTTTTCCAATCATATGTATCATTCCAGATGTCTACCTGATGGATATGAATGATAGAGAATCCTTCTCTTACACATTTTTGTATTTTCTCGATATCTTTCACTTGAACCGATTCAGGACTACTCCAATTGGATACCTGAGTAAAATGTTGGGCTCCATCCACTTCAATCATCATTTTCTTAGAAAGCGAAACGAAATCAAAGGGCATGAAATGATTATTTTTAGAGAAGCGTCCCCATTCAAAACGATGCTGAGTGCTCCACTCTCCTTCCTCATTTTTCAGGAAGGCGAGAACCTTTGCCTCTGTTTTCTTCTTACAATAAGGACACCAGTATCCCGTCAGAACATTATATAATCTGGATGAAAATTCGGAATGACATATATCGCAATCAAAGATGCCTACCTTTTCCGAGCCTTTAAACATGGTTCGTGGATGCTGTTTGTTTTTGGTACTCCAGCAATGAATCTGGGGATGTGATGCAAATGATTTTTGAAAACATGAAGTACAAGTTTCCTTATCGCATAAGTATTTATTGGAGCAATAGGGACACGACCCATCACGGTTGTAATAATGATTTACTTTTGTTTCATATGGATGTTTGCATACCAAACAGGTAAATTTCATTTTTTTATTGGATTGAAGGAACACCTGTCGGGCTTGAAGCTCATTTTCAGGAGACCATGCACGATGTATGGGATGGGATGCGCATGATTTTTCAAAACATAAGGTACACTCGTCTTTCTCGCAGAGTTTTTGATTGGAGCAATAGGGACAGTGCTTATCGTGTTTTATACTGTATATCGTAACTGCATAGGAATGATGACAATCTCTGCAATCAAATATAAATTTATTATCGTTTCCACGAGATACCTGTCGCGCTGATAATGCATTGGCGGGAGACCATAAATCGGCCATCGGATGCGATGCAAATGATTGTTGAAAACAGAAGAGACATTCAGAATCATCACATAAACATCCGTGATTGCAATATTTACACCACTGGCCAAATGTTATATTTCCAATATACAATGTGAGTTCATGACCACAATCAGAACAGTTGAATATAAATTTCTTGTTAGCACTAAGGAATACTTCATGTGGTTTCATCTCATTCTTTTCACTCCAACAGGCAGCTCGAGGATGAGTTGCAAAGGAGCGTGAATAACATGTGATACAGCTTTCTTTTCCGCATAAACGCTTTTGACTCGTTGAACAGACCATCTATCTTTTTCTATCTAGTATAGTCTCTTCAATTTTAAGCCCGGGTGTAAGACTTGGATTTAAAATTGTATCCCATAAATACCTAAACTTTCCGCAATACAACCCGTTATGTACACGGCGGTTATCGTAGAACCACGGCGACACCCCGCACTCGGATTTGTTCTCCGCAATGCAGTGGAGAATTTGCCCGCAGAATGGAAGATTCTGGTGTTTCACGGAACAACCAATCACGATTTCTTAGAATCCATATTGAATACCCTTCCACGCGACCGATTTCTCACGCCGATTCCACTGGGAATGGAAAATCTTACACGATACGATTACAATGCACTTCTAACCAGTGTAGAATTTTACCGAGCCATTCCGACGGAGATTCATCTGATATTTCAAACGGATACGGTAATTCTCTCAGAACATCGGCACTTCTTACGAATGTTCCTGCGATATGATTATGTGGGTGCACCGTGGAAAAATGGATGGGTTGGCAATGGAGGGCTTTCATTGCGTAGAACCGCTACCATGCGGGAAGTATGTGAGCGGATTACTCCTGAAGAAGTGATACACGACGTTATCCGACAAGTGGAGGAACAATATGGTACACAATCCGATATTTCAGAGATTCTAGAATCAGTCGGCAGACATTCCAAGGAAGAAGGAAAGATACTGAATGAAGATATCTATTTTAGTTATCAACGCGCGGTACCAATGTCCACGCCTGATGCATCGGTCGCACAGTATTTTTCAGTGGAATCTGTGTTCTGTGAAACACCATGGGGGGTTCATGCTCCGTGGAAACATCTCAAAAAAAATGAGATGGAACAGTTGTTGACGCGCTACCCAGAAATCAGGCAATCCATGGAGCTAAATAATAGACAGATGGAGTAGAATGTCATTCAATCTTCCGCCTGGTTCTGTTCAAATATTTGATAGGCAACCAGGTGAAACTTATCCAAATCCATATGGCCCTGATGTACCTATTGATGATTTAACAACAAGGGTTGACAGGCTAATTCAGATAAATCTTCAAGAGACTGAAAGGCAGGAGATATTACAATTACAACAATCTATTAATGAGTGTATAGATGAGGTTAGGATAGAAGGAGCAAAAAAAGCACGTGTAAGGGAACCAACCGGTTCATATACAGAAATGGCGGAAAAACTACTAGGTAAAAGGGGAGAGATAACTAATTTTTTATCTCATAATAATGTTAATGGGGTATGTTCAAAATGTGGTATATTAACAAGATTTCATCATAGAATATACTGTCCTGCTATACTTCCTCCTATAATAGAGGGTGGTCGTCGCAAACTTCGCAATAAGCGCACGCTTCGTAATCGTCGCACACGTCGTAATAAGCGCACGCTTCGTAATCGTCGCTAACGAGACTTCAAGAATTCTTTAGAGCACAGCGTGACATCTATCAAATCGCGACGTTGAACCATTCTCTGTAGGTCCGTGTGGAGAACGGAATGTTTGGTTCGGACTAGTGTCAAGCGTAGATTGGGTCGGCCAACGAGAATGGGGGTAGCGAGGAACGTTGCGAGATTTCCATAATGCAGTTTCTTTTGAAATCCATAGTATTTGACCTGAACAATATGGCGAAAGGTCTCGTCCACTAGGTCAATCCCTTTATCTGAAAGAGGGAATCCGGCATCGCGTTTATGGCTAAGAGGAATGTCCTGATAGGCATAGAAGCGGATTTGGTGAAGATTTGTCATATGAATGGCGGAGTAATATTCAAAGAGGGTGGGAAGGTGCGTGATGTTACGCATTTGGCGCTCTAGAAATTGGATATGGGTTCGCATAGATGGCCATAGGATGAAAATGGACTATGGTCAATTTTACAGTTTCTCAAACATCGAGAACATCTTGAGGCCCTCGTGAAACAGCTTAATGTCTCCCAGAATCTTGCGAGCAAGCGCCTTCGTATTTTTATTGCGATACGATGAGAATACCCAGATAGTTGCATTATATTTTTTCCAGTGTTGGTATTGTCGAAAGTCGGAACATATCGTTACATAGATACTGTATAATTCTTTCTTATAGGCCTTGTGCGTATCATCCAGAATAGGTTCGGAATCGCCCGGTGTCGCGCCCGGTTTTTCAATCGGTACAAAGGAATCCTCAAAAACAAGGCTCATCCACTTCAACATACGGTCCATTTGCAACAAATCAAGTTCTCTCTCATCATCGACGTCCGAGCGGACCAGCGTCGGGGTGGGGGCATTCCGTCCCGAGAAAAAAGAGGAGTACATTCCCATGACACTGGAGGCCATGATAGGTGCAATGTTATTGACCACCAGATGATACAGAAACTCCGAAGTCACGGTGGTCATCGCTGCTAGATAAATATAATTTATAAGTATATAGTATAACATGTCATTCTTAGGTGCATACCATACGAAATTATCAATACCAAGTCGTTCACAGCAGACAATTCCTATAGGAAAATCTACAGGACCAAGCCGTCGCTCTGCGGAAAAGGCATCTCGTGAGGCTAAAAAAGCAGCTCTTCGTGCAAAAAAGACAGCACTTCGCAATGTCCGTGAGACATTCAAACAATTGCCTGGTACAAGCGGTGGTCGCCGCACACGTCGCAACACGCGTCGCTCTCGCAAGTAATTTACGCAACCTCACGATATTCTTCCTTGATAACGCCTGTTTTACCCCATTGAATCAGGCGTTTTCCAAAATAAGACAATCCATCAATCAAACACTGGACGCCATGCCGCACCGTTTCGCGAATTGGCCGAACTACATGATGTTCTACTGTATCTTCAACTGCCTTGACGGCATCGCGTACTTGTTTGATAACAGGTAATTCCATAAATGCATCACGAATCGCCACAATCACCTTTGTTTTACGATTCAGCCATTTGACAAAGACACGCGTTGAATCCGATGCACGATGCGTCGTCGCATACCAGATGCTCTCCATGGCCCATTCCATGTATCCACCAATGAACACTGCATCTTGATAGACTTGTGTATCGGATAGAGAACGATTACCGCGATAGATATCCGTAACCGCGCCCAGCGTTCCCTCATAGACCATATAGGTAACATCCCGACGAGTCAATGTTCCATTTTGGAATCCATCTACCACATCTATGATTTCTTGATTTCGTTGAATGACGGTATAGGATAATCCGATGCATGTGGCACCTTTTAGAAGTGCAGGGGTGCTAATGAAATCAAATCGTGCATAGTTTTCTTTGATAAGAGACTTACAGGTGTACAATGCGCTATGTGGCAAGAATCCAAAATAAAGCAGAATGAACAGATGAAATAGAATAACAGGCCGTAAAAATAATACCACACGACGCAAAGTACGTCCGAGGAGAAATAACGTTTCTATGGGAGGAATCATACGCCGTGATGTAGAAAAAGGGTATTGATGGAGTACTTTTACACTGCTTTTAATGAAACATATCGCGGTTGTGCGTGCACTCTTCGAATCCAACTTTGGATTCATTTCATTCTCTGATTGTAACTGGGAGCATATCGCTTCCAGCCTCTTTTCGTGCATGTGATTCAAGATTTCCCTCTTGCATCACATGGCGTGTGGCTCTTATGTCCTCTTATGAAGTCGTTTTCTCTCGTGTATTCGTAAATGTCTCATGTTTTTTGCTTAACATATGCCTATTCCTTTGATAGAATTGATATGAACCTCCACAGTCACATATATGAATCTCACGGTCCTTCTGAATACGAAGTTTTGATTGTTCTTTTTTTGCAGCGCGACGCTCTTCCCGTTCCAATGCAATCTTCTCCGCATTTTCTTCCTTTTTCTTGTGATTCCATATTTTTTGTTGTGCTTGAATTCTCTCTTGATTTGCTTTTCGGTATGCCTTAAAATATTCTTTGTATTGTTCCTTATGAGATTCGCGATATTGCTCTTGAGCTAACTTCACCTGTTCAGCGTGTTTCTTTTTGTATTCTTTTTGCTTTTCTGATAGAAGTGCACGGTTGGCTTCACGGTATGCTGCTTCCCTTTTCAAGATTTCATCGCGGTTCTTTGCACGATATTCTTTTGTACGCTTATTTGCCGCTTCTAGTTTAGATTTGGCGTATTGTACTTTATCATCAATTGACATATGCGCTCGTAAAACATTCAAGCATAATGGATCATGCAACGATTTCTTAATATAAATATCCTCTCTCGTGTACAATTCTACTCTTGATGTACATGGGTACTCCTCTATCAAATCCATGCGAAATGCATCCCATCCAACCGCAGTAGTATGTGTGTATAGTTTATTCATTTCTGTTTTCGATGATTGCCGATGACGATTTAGACGATGCTGTAATGTATTGATGGTAGAACCATAATAGTAATGTCCATCGTTGCATACCAATTTATATATTTTTCCATTCATATATCGTTCATCTGATTCATCGGAATCATCATCGGAATCATCATCGAAATCATATAATTCATGGTCTGATTCATCATCGGATTCATCGGATTTATCTGAATCATGTACCAACCACTTATCAATATGATTTAGACATAATATATCATCACATACATTATTCACTCGTAATTCTTTTTGTTTATCCAACTCATCTTTGGAATAACATGAATAATGCTCTATTAATTCAATCCGAACCTTATTCCATCCAATAGTTGCAATATAGTCGTATGGATGTTCATTTGGATAAATAGCAGAATATTGTCTATGATTTGCGATGCAATTTGCTAAATTCGATACAGTTGACCCAATGTAATAATGCCCATCCTCACATAAGAGTCGATAGATTTTACCATTTCGATACATGGTCTGATTATTGGAATCGATGTCGATGATATCAGAAGAATTGTTCAAACAGAGCGGATCGGATTTTGATAATGAGCGATACTCTTTTTCTTTGTTATTTAATTCCTCTTTTGTTGTGCATGGACAATCTTCTAGAAGTTCAATGATTATCTTATCCCATCCAATTGTATGAATGTGTTCATAGACCCTCTCCTTTTTCGTTTTTGAAAGTGTCTTATGGGTATTGAAGCGAAGATTGAGGGGTTGTGTCGTAGAGCCAATATAATAATGACCATCTTCGCATAATAGGCGATATACTTTTCCAGTCTGATAGCGGTTCGTCATGATTCTACTATATACCGGAATCTTTAAGCTAATATTTTGTATATAGATATTTTAAATCAATTTTATGTAGTTCCTGCTCGTTTTACACGGTTTTAAGAAACTGCCAGCCTTGCTCTTTACATATAAGCTCCCACGTCTTATCCTGTAAATACAGCTTATCGCGATTTTTAAGCAAGGGAAAGCAGCTGAGATATTCATCCATCTCCAACAACTCGCAGAACTTGTAAAGTACATATCCATAGGACAAAAAGTTTCTACGACCTTTCGGGCAATGCTTCTTAAAGGATGGTTGAATCTCGCGGAACATATGACGGAGTTTCTCTTCATCCTCGCGGGACATAAACGGAGCATTTTGGCCGTTCAAGCGATTGATGATGTGCGGAATATGCTCGTAATATTTGGAACACTTCATCTTTCTCAGAATTTCGCGCATTTTGGTGGGTTTCAATGAGCCCATATTGGTAATTCTCTCCTTCTTTAGTTGCACGAGAATCTCATCATATACATCGGCAGGAATTTCTGTACTTTCCTTGGCTTGGAATTGCGCTAACCATTCGTTAAAATGATTGATTTTCTTATAGGCATAATACGAAACTTCGCGTGGAGGGTCTTTGTAGGATGGCTTATCACTGTCTACTAAGATAAACTCTTGATGTCCGCATTTGGGGCAGGTGAGATTGGCTTCATTCAGACACATGTTCATTTCTTCTCCACACTGGTCGCAGTTCGTCCAAGGGTCATCATATTCTTCCACGGTATTTCGTCCCATAGCAGGGTCTTCCAATTGAAGGTATTCATTGAGCAATTGATTTCGCTGAAACGTTTTTTTCTCTGGTTTCTCTTTTTTCTTACCCGATTCACTGGAGGAAAGAGCAAATTCATTCGCTGAATCGGATTGCTCTTCCGCTACTTCTTCTAAAATCGCTAAGATAGAGCCCGGTTTCGCCTTATTGGAAGCAAATGATGCGGTACCCTGTTGAATCTGGTCCTGAATGTCATAATAATGATACAGAATATCGCCTGTGCGGAGATAGTAATCCATCATTTCCGTTCCATCTTCTATTGCCTTCATCTTCTTTTTCAATGCTTCCATGTCGCGTTCGATTCGCCAGATATCCATATCCGATGTGGTATGTTCTAGTTTAGCCTGTAATGCATCATATTCTTCTTTGTATTTTCCTAATTGATTCCTTTCCTCCATCATGTGTTGTATTTTTTGATGATGGATGGCGTCGAGTGTAGTACGTGCCTCTGGATTGCTCCGCTTGGTACTCTTCACTTTAAAAAACGCACTATCACTCATACGTCAGTTAGGTGGTATGGGAGAGATGGTTTTAAACTGCCCCCTATATGGCTCTGTATGAAAAATGCGGAATCATTGGTTATTCTCCATAAAACAGATACTCAATTGTGACAGGTTCGGTTGGTTCATTAGATTGATATACGCGGATTCGCACTACCAATTCGGCGATTCTTCGGTCAAATTCCACCTGATTCAGCTTCAAGATTCCTGTAGGGGTGTATTCAAACGGAGTCTTGTATTTATGTTTTCCTTGCATATATCCATCTGGATTGAAACGAAGAAATACAATATTGCGAAATCCTACATCCTCATATAATTCTATCATTCGCTTTTGTTCACATTCATAGGATGCATGTTGATGCTCATCAATCTCAATCATCAGACAATGTGACCCAAAATCAATCGCGACATCGGGTCTCCGTCTGGAACATCCATCTTCTACTGGTTTGTCTAGTACCATCGTGACCGTCTCTTGAAAGTGTTGTTTTAATGCTTCCACAACATAATTCTCTTTCAGTTTGTATTTTCTCGGAATGATGGCGTCTGGGTGGAGTACACAGTAGCATCGAAAACAATAGGGTTTCCATTTGGAACGTAATATGGAAATCGCTTTGCAGTGCTGACAGGCAATAGATGGTGTACATCTGATGCATTGATTGCGTTGTTGTTGATGAGGACAAATATAGCTTCCATCACATTCCGTGCAAATCGCTTTGCGTTTACCATGTTCACATACATTTTGACCCTTACATTCGGTGCACTGGCTTTTTAGTCTATCATGTTCGCATATATTGGGTCCATGACACGTGATACAAGAGAACTTGCTATTTCCATGGAGACACACTTCCGAACCACCGCATTCCACACATCGGCTCTTTCGTAGGTGGTGAGGACACACCTGTGCGCCGTCACAGTCTACACAGTACTCTTTTCTTTTACCATGTTCGCACAGTTCTATCCCACCACATATTGTACAACGAGATTTGAGCTTTTGGTGGGGACAGACGCTTCTACCCTCACACTCAATACAACGACTACGGCGTTTGTTGTGGGGACATATAGAAGCCCCATGGCATTTTACACATTGGCTTTTAATTTTTTGATGAGTGCATAAGGAAGTTCCATTACAATCTTTACATATATATTTGTTACGACTATGAATACAAAATGAGCTACCATTACATTCCCGACACTGAAAGGGGTATTTTCCATGTTCGCATTTCTTACGGATATATTTTGGTTTCTCTTCCGCCATCTCTACCTATTCGTATAAGATGCGATACTTCATCAAATTTATAATATGTAATGTCTTGGTGACCATATAAAGAGGGATTCGTAATTACGATTTGATAGAAACACTACGGTGTAAAGGATTTGAAACCCTCCGACCAAAAATTTTAAAATTTGTGTTTTTCCAAAATTATTTTGTATTCTTTAAGTATAACCGCTTAGGATGACAGGGGGAGGGTTAATGCAACTTGTAGCTTACGGCGCCCAGGACGTTTACCTGACTGGCAACCCGCAAATCACGTTTTTTAAGGTGGTGTACCGTCGTCACACCAACTTCGCCATGGAGTCGATTGAGAACCCGTTCAACGGCGCCCCGAACTTCGGCAAGAAGGTCACCTGCACGATCCAGCGCAACGGTGATTTGATTCACCGCATGTACCTGCAGGCCACCCTGCCGCAGGTCGCCCTGCAGTCGTCGGACGGCTCGGGCGCGCAGTTCCGTTGGCTCAACTGGATCGGCCACAACCTCATCGAGTACGTTGAGATTGAGATTGGTGGTCAGCGCATTGACAAGCAGTACGGTGACTGGATGCACATCTGGAACGAGCTTACCCAGGAGGCGGGCAAGCAGGCCGGCTATGCGAAGATGGTCGGCAACGTCCCCGAGCTCACGAACCTCCTGTACCAGGGCGGCTCGTCGTGCGACAACGACTGCTACGGTGGCGAGCCGCTGACGTCCGAGGTCATCACCTCGTGCGCCCCGATGTACACCCTGTACATCCCGCTCCAGTTCTGGTTCTGCCGCAACCCGGGTCTGGCGCTGCCGCTGATTGCCCTGCAGTACCACGAGGTCCGCATCAACCTCGAGTTCAACTCGTTGAACAACCTCTGCTGGGACTACTCGAACTCGTCGGACGCGCACGCCGTTCGCAACCGTGTTGGCCAGTGCGGTCTCGCCGCGGCCTCGCTCTACGTGGACTACATCTACCTGGACACGGATGAGCGCCGCAAGTTCGCTCAGGTCTCGCACGAGTATCTGATTGATGTTCTGCAGTTCACGGGCGGTGAGTCCATCACCTCGTCGGCGAACAAGCTGAAGCTCAACTTCAACCACCCAGTGAAGGAGCTCGTGTGGGTCGTCCAGCGCGACTCGTACAACTCGTGCGATGATTCCATCATCAACCCGTGGAAGGGCCAGCAGCCGTTCAACTACTCGGACTGGTGGGACCGCTCGGTGCTGGAGTCGGGTTACTCGGTGACCCGCGTGGAGGGCATGGCCGGCAAGAACCCGGTTATCACCGCGCTTCTCCAGCTCAACGGCCACGACCGCTTCCAGGTTCGCGACGGCAGCTACTTCAACTTGGTGCAGCCGTACCAGCACCACACCAACATCCCCGCTGTCGGCATCAACGTTTACTCGTTTGCCTTGCAGCCGGAGCAGCACCAGCCTTCGGGATCGTGCAACTTGTCGCGCATTGACAACACGACCCTGCTGTTGACGGTGTCGAACAACGCGGTCGGCACGAATCTGTCGTCGACGGTCAAGGTGTTCGCGACCAACTACAACGTTCTTCGTATTATGTCGGGCATTAACTGCATATGGAACACATTGATGTTCCTATGCTCGGTTGCAATTGCAAACCGCCTGTGCTCAAAAGCTAGCTGCCTCATGTCAAACACATGGGGGCAAACAGTATGACTAGCTAGTGGTGTTGGAGCAATCCAACGCCGCAAGATGACCTGGTTG